CGTGCCGTATGCCGAGGAGGGATGCAACGATAGACGCACAGGGAGCGTGGAGTAGATGGCATACCGCAAGGCGAGCAGGCAGACAGCCGAACAGATGGCAGAGACGCTCAGCCAGCCGGGCGACTGGTACCCGACCGGGTACACGGTGACATCCGTGTACTATCCCGGGGCCGAGACTGAGGTAACGGTGCGGCGCCGCGACGCGACCGGAGCGGTGGGCAGCGATGCCATATTGTACGCTGTGACACCGGCGGAGGCCGCGCAGTGGCTGTTCGACAATCGCGTCTATCTGCACCCGGCAGACGCATAACCCGCTGACGAGGCCCCTTGCACGGGCCGAAACGGGGCACCCGCCCCGTCCGGGATGCAACATCAGCCCCCACGGGGGCACAGGAGGTGGTAGACGTGCCACGCACATGTCCGCACTGCAAGGGGCATCTTAGGTACAACCCGACCAACTACAGCGACTGGCGCTGCGACCGCTGTAGGCGAGACTACCAGGCAAACGCGAGGCACCAGGGGTTGAGACCGGCCGTGAAGCACGCGTAGCCCAGACCGATGGCATGCATCAGCCCCCACGGGGCATGGGAGGGATTGACGTGAGAACCACATTCGAGGTGCAGGGCGCCAAGCTCAGCGATAGCGATGTGTACGAGCGGTTCGCAGGCAACGCGGTGCCCGACGCGGAGGTCGCCGAGTGGGCCGATGGACTGACAGCCGAGCTACTCAACGGCGTGTTCGGGCCCGACGGCCCATACACCGACGAGGACGCGGCCGAAGTGCGGGCGGCCATCGCGCAGTACATCGGTCGCCAGTAGCCTGACCCAGCTATAGCCCACGGGCGCTGCCCGGCCCGTGGGCTACGTGGTGGGCCAGATGCTGACAGTACACAGCCGCCGGGAGGCGGCACGAGGAGTGATGTGTATGACGCAGCCAGACGCGAGCCGCGGCCGGGGACGCCCGCGGCAGGGAGATGAGAACGTAGGTCAGCTGGTAACGCTGCACCTGCGGATGCCGCTGGCACTCCGCCACCGGTGGCACGCGGAGGCCACCAGGCGGGAGGTTGACCTCGTGGTGGTGTTGCGCGAGGCGCTCGACGAGCACCTGGAGCGCCAGCGCGAGGGGCCGATAGCGGCGCCAGACGGGCGCCTGACCGAGACCACCGCTCAGGTGGACGAGTCGACGCGGGAGGACATAGCCCAGGAGGCCAAGCGCCGCGGCGGGTCCATGGCTGGTGTGGTGCGGGAGGCGCTGGAGGCGTGGTTGGACGCGCACGAGGAGGCCGCAGGCACCACAACAAGCCCTTGACAGCACGCGCCCCGGCTGTTACAATGGGACCGTGACAACACTCCAACACTCACCCAAGCAAGTACCAGACTACACGCTCGCCGAGGCCGCGCGGTTGCTGCATATCAGCAAGACGCAGACCAAGCGCCTGCGCGGCCCGAACGGCCCGCTGCTCCCCCAGGCAAAGCCGATCAGAGGCCGCGTGTGCATCATTGACGGTGCGTCTCTGCACGCCCTGCTTGCGAGCAGGGGCCTGCCGCTACCAGACTGACAGCCCGCCGCTCTCCCGAGCGGCTTGCTCAATCGTCGGACGCAGCCCACCCTCCCCCACGCACGGGCATCAGCAGGGCTGCTGAGGCGTCCGGGGGCGGTCTCCCGACTGACCATCGTTCCGCCCCCGGTATTCTTGACACCAAAGCAACAGGAGCAGGCAATGGCAACCAGGCGCGCAGCGGACGACCAGCAGACGGTAACCAAGACGCTCCGCTTCTGGCTCACCGACGTGAGCACGCAGGACTTCGACCTACTGCACGAGCTCAGCCGCGAACTGGCACGCTGCCACCGTCTGTTTGTCCAGGCGTCCCTTGAGTACGCGTTCGCCGGGGGCACCAACACCACGGAGCGCCTCAGGCTTGCGCGGCGCGTCTACCAGGAGGAGTTCGGCAAGAGCCGCTTCGTCAAGCGGTTCGGGAACACCTACACCGGCGAATGGGCCGACAAGGACTTCAAGCGCCAGTGGGGGCTCATTCAGCGCGGCCAGAAGTCCAGCGTCTCGTTCGGCCCTGGCAGCCATGCAAACATAGACCTCCTGACCGAGGGACTGCAATGCACGCTGGTCAACGAAGACGGGCACTGGTACATCGTCGGAGCTGCCCTGACGCTCGACGAGGACAAGGCCACGCGCGCTGCCCGCAAGTGGGGCATCATCCCGCAGACCAGCGGCGGTGCATCAGTCAAGGCCAAGCAGCACGCGCGCACCATGCGCCAGCTTGAGCAGGCGGAGCGGACCTCGCGGGTGAGGCTGGTGTGGCGCGACGGAAAGAAGGGCGGCCGCAAGGGCTGGGAGGCGCAGGTGGTCTGTCGAATGCCGGTGACGGCGAGTAAGCCTGCCGAGCCCACGGTCTGCGGCATTGACGTCGGGATGCACTGCCTGCTGGTCGCGTCCATCCCGACCAAGGGCAAGGCGAAGTTCATCGGCGGTAACACGTTCGGCGAACTATGGCACGAGATCGAGCGACACTGTGAGCGTCGCACAATCCTCAACAAGGCCCACAAGCGCCACGCTGCAGCGGCGCACTCCGACAAGATCAGCCACATCCGCAAGCACGGCTGCGAGCTTGCCTCTCGCCAACTCATCGACTGGTGCATGTACCACCACGTGACCACAATCCGCCTCGAAGACCTCTCGGGTATCCGCGACCGGTGCAGCGACGACGAGAACAGCGAGCGAGCGCGCACCTGGAACCGGCGGCTCAGCCATTGGCCGTGGTACTACCTGCAGCAGCGCATCGAACAGAAGGCGGCTGAGTACGGGATCGCCGTCGAGAAAGTCAACCCCCACCTGACGAGCCAGACCTGCAGTTCCTGCGGACACGCCAATCATGCCAACCGCGAGGGCGCGCAGTTCAAGTGCCTGCGGTGCGGCTTCGAGCGGCACGCCGACCTGAACGCCGCGAACAACATCGCGCGTCGGGACTCCGGCGTGGACTTTGACACACCCAACACACCTGACCGGGCTGCGGTTCGGTCGGACGGGCCGAAATCACGGCCCAAGGCGGGGCGGTCTGGCAGGTTGGTTCTGGCAGACAACCCCGTAACCCCGCGCCCAGACACAACGCAACTTGGCATGGCTCTGTGACCTGTATAGGTTTCGGGCGAATCGTAGCACAGAGCCCACGGGCGTAGGGATCGATTGCGGCTTCGCGGTCGGGCGAGAGGCTGAACGGGACAGAGCCCACGGGCGCGGGGATGGATTGCGTTGCACCCCGATCTGCAACGCCCTGCAACACAGAGCCCACGGGCGCGGGGATGGATTGCTGACGGGGCTGGACGAAAACCGTTGGCACCTACAGAGCCCACGGGCGCGGGGATGGATTGTACGACCAACTGGACGACTGAGGCCGCACCCCCGCTTGAGCGGGGTCAATCATAGTCGTAGGTGTGTCGAGCAACATCGGTGAGACCGGCGCGTGAGGGGTCAGGGCGACAGCTTGCATGGGCGTGGGTTGCAGCTCTGGCCCCCAAACCAACTAGGAGATTCCCATGACAACAGGCTCAACCGTAGTCCTCGTCGCAGTCGGCCTGTTTTGGGCAGCGATCCTGCTGGCCCGGGCCGCGTACATGGCCGGGGTGCGGGACACACGAGAGGTCTGGAGAGACCACGAGGAGGCAGAACCCGATGGAATGCTGGGCTCAGATGGTGGCGGCGCATCCGGTGGAGAGCATTGTAGCCCTGTGCTCAATCGGGGTGGGGACGATGCTGGGCAGGATGGTGCACAGTCGGCTGCAGGCAGTGGCTAACTGGGTCGTCCTGCTGGTCGGTCACATCGCAGCGAAGATCGGAGGTGAGAGACGGAATGGCAAGCAGTCCTGAATACCTGGAGGCCGACAATGCCCGCCGCGCAATGTGGATCATCCGCACCGCGATAGTCCGGCTGACCGAGCTGGACGTCGTGACCGCTGCACAGATGGCGTGGGCAGCCTGGCAGGAACTCTATGGCCCCGACGAGGACGGCAACCGCAAGCCAGCGAGTGAGCGGCTAAGGCTATTGCGGGCGGTGGGTGCGAGGATGAGGAGGCTTACGCAAGTCGGGCTGACGGCGAGGGAGCGCACGGCGTTGCAGCAACTGGCGACGCTCACCTTCGACGGCTCCCAGGCCACGTTCGGCTTCGGCCTGGGCCAGCCTGGGCCAGCCTGGACAGACTGGACAGACTGGACAGACGACGACCCCGGGCGTAGCGAGCGCCCAGGGCCGGAAGACGACGTAAGACTGCAACTGAGAGGATGATACGTCGTGGCTGCAAATGTGTCAAGGCAGGCCATCGACAACTGGGCCGCCGGGATCAGACAGCGACCGCGCACCCTCCCTTTCCCCGAGGCGTGGGGCAGCCTCACCACGGCCTCCCGCACGATCCTCACCTCCCTGCTGAAGCTCGGGCAAGTGGCGACGCTCGCAGAGCTCACCGAAGCCGTCGACCTCCCGGACTTGGCGCAGCACCTGGAGGACCTCCGCCTGTACGTGCAGCCCGCCATCGTGCCCGTCCACGGCAAGCGCGCACAAGAAGGCGTCACCCTGACCGCATCCGGACTCGACCTCGCCCAGTGGGGAGTGATGGCCGGTGACCACTAGCGCCACCTACACCCTCGACGCCGAGGACCTGACGGTTCTGCGCTTCCTGGCGCAGGCCGACGGCGACGTGCCCGACCGCCACTTCTCGGGCCGCGAGAACAACGTGCTCTGTGACCTGCACCGCGCGGGTCTCGTGGAGTGCATCGTCGAGCAGCCCGCCTGCGACACCATCCGGGAGTCCTGGATCATCACGCCGGGCGGGTTGCGGGCGGTGGAGGCCACCCATGTCTGACATCGCCGCCGCCATCGCCGCCGCCCTGCAGCAGATCGATGCGCCCTACCAGGCGGAGACGACCATCCTGGGGCCGTCGAAGGTCATCAGTTACCTGACCTGCCCGCGGGCCTACAAGCTCCAGTACGTCGACCGCGTACACGCAGCCAAAGGCGCGGAGGCCGTGCTCGGGACCGCGATCCATTCGGTCATCAGCTACAGTCACGAGGCGGGATGGGGCCCCGACGACCGGCGAACGGCGGCGGACATGCTCGTGGATATCTGGGAGAGCGTTGACGCAGCGGGAATGGTGCGCGCCAACGACCCGGAGGTCGAGCTGGCCTACCGGTCGGCGCGTGACAAGTGGCTGCCGTGGTATCTGCACTGGCAGCGCGAGCAGCAGACGGTGGCGGTGGAGGAACGATGGGATCTTGAGTGGGAGGGCATCCCGCTTCGCGGCACCATCGACCGCGTGTACATCGACGGCGCCCCCGTGGTCAGCGACGTCAAGTCGGGCAAGCGGGCCCCGACCGCCGACCAGATGCGTACCCACCTGCAACTCACGATGTACGACTGGGCCTTCCGCGCCATCGCGGGAGACCAAGACCACCCGCTTGAGATAGTGCACCTCCGCGGGCAGGAGACCTATCGGACCCGCCGCTCCGCTGAGTACATCGAGCACGTGATGAGAGACGTAGTCGGGCCGGTGGCGCGGCAGATCGAGTACGCAACGCTGACCGACACCTGGCCCTGCAACCCCGGCACGCTCTGGGGCTGCGGATACTGCAACTACCAACATGCCTGCCCAGTGGGGCAGGGAGGAGAGATAGCTGATGGCTGCTGAGAGCACGAGCATGGTGGCGATCGACGACGTACAGACGGAGCTTCGCAGGGCGGGAGACGCCGACCTGATCGACGACCTGAGCAGCGCGGCACTTGACCCGGTGGTGGCCCTCCAGGCAGTGACCGGGATGCGCACTGACAGCGTCTTGTACCAGTTCTCGATGGGCGGGAAGCCGGTCGTTGGGTTCACGGTCAAAGGCGCCAAAGCGTTGGCTGCGCGCAGAGGCGGCTTCGAGGTCCACGAGCCACGAGTCGAGGACGTGGTGATCCCGATCGAGGCAGGCGACGGCAACTGGGTAGACGTGCCGGCGGTGCGCGCTACCGTGCAGGTCACCGACAAGCGCAACGACACCACGTTTGTGGCGAGCGTCACGCGCCCCAGGATCAAGGTTCTGCGGGACGGCGGGCACTCGATCGACCAGCACACCGAGGCGAACGCCGTGGCGCGGGCCACCCGGAACGCGATCCTGGACCACTTCGCCGGCGTGACCGACGTGGTCAAGAACTTCGTGGTCGAAGCCCAGAAGTCGGGCAAAGTCTACGTCATCGGCGAGGCCGACGCCCAGGCCGAGGAGGTCTCGCGCGCCATCGCCACCCAGCAGGCCAAGCGGCGGGCGATGCGGTCTACCCCCGTGGGCAAGATGGGCGCGGGGCTCTTCCGGGCCAAGGTCGAGCAGGCTGAGCAGGACGGCGGAGTGCAGGCCGGGGTGCTGGTCCGCGACCTCGCTGCGTACATGCAGAGTCGCTGGCCCGGGCTGAAGCTCGACGAGGTCCCGCTCTCGGAGATGGGCACGCTGGAACAGTGGCTGCAGGAGAAGCGCCAGCAGCTCAGGCTCGATCAGGGCGAGGGCGACGAGGAACCGATGGCCCTCCCGGAGTCCGCGCAGGACGAACCCGCCGAAGCCGCAACGCCCGCCCCCCAGACCAAGGCCAGCAAGCCCCGGCAGCCCAAGGCGCAGCCGTCCCTGACCGACGAGCCCCAGGCCGACGACGCCACCGACGAGGAGGCCAGCTTCTGATGCGCGTTCAGTCCATCGTCGTCAAGCACTTCCGCAAGCTGACCTCCGCCCGTCTCGCGCTCGATGACGTGACGCTGGTTCTCGGGCCCAATGGGGCAGGCAAGTCCAGCCTTTGCGAGGCCGTCCGCTACGCCCTCACCGGCGAGTGCAACCTCTCAGACGCCCGTGGCGCCGGGATCGCCCGCAACATCGAGCACGGGGAGAAGACGGCCACAATCGACCTCGCGACCGACGGGCCGGCGATCATGCGCACCATCGCCGCCAAGGGCTCGACCGTCTCGGTCGACGACAATGCACAGGCCGACGCGCTGGCAGCCCTGGAGGTCCTGTACCCGCCCACTGAGGTCCTCAAGTGCATGCTCAGCAGTGGGCACTTCGTGGGCCTCAAGCCGAAGGATCAGCAGGCGGTTCTCTGCGGCATCGCCGGGCAGTCCGTGGACGCCGATTGGGTCCGCGAGCAACTCGGCGACCGTTCGAAGGCCCTAAAGGACGCCATCGAGCAGACCAACCTCCAGGGACCCGACCTGCTGGACCACCTGTACAAGTCCGCCTACGCGGCGCGCACGGCGCTCAACAGGCTTGCCAAGGACGCGGAGAGCAAGGTCTCGGGTGATGAGCCCGAGGCCTTGCCGGAGGCCGACCTGCAGCGACTGGTCACGGCGCGCGCTAAGGCCCTGGAGAAGCTGTCGTCCGCGCAGGGCGCCCTGCAGGCATCGGCGCAGCAGATCGCCGCCAACCAGCGGGCGAAGGCCGCCTGCGAGGAGTGCGGGGAGACGTTGCGGCGGGCGCGGGAGGCGCTACGCCTGGCGGACGCACCCGAGGGGGCGCCGAACCCGGATGCGGTGGAAGCGATGCGGGCGGAGGAGATGGAGGTAGCGGAGGAGCTGGAGGCGGCCAAGGCCGCCCAGGCCGGGGCCAAGGGCGCGCTGGAGGCGATGCTGCGGCAGGCGGCGACCTTCCGCGGCGCCGGCACCCAGTGCGTGGCGCTGGAGACGCTGGCCTGCCCGCTGACGGACGAACAGAGAGCCGAGGCGCGCGACGGCTGCGACCGCCTGTGCAACGACTTGCAGAGCGCCGAGCACACCGCAGCGGCCACAGTGGAGGATGCGGAGGCCCGCCTGGCCACCATCCGCGAGCAACTCCAGGAGGCCGACGAGGCCGCGCGACGCTACGAGCAGCAGACCCGTGAGCGCGCCGATGCCGAGGCGGACATCGAGCGGCTGAGCAGGGAGAACGAGCGGCTGACGCTGGTCTACCAGCAGACCCCGGCCGCGAGTGCCGAGACGCTGGAGGCCAACGTCCGCGAGGCACAGGAGGCCTACAACCGCGCAGACGCCGCGTGCCAGGCGGCCCAGCAGGCACAGCGCGACGTGGAGACCTGGGCAGAGCACAAGCGGGAGGCCCGCAAGGCGGCCAAGGCTGCGGAACTGATGGACGGGCTGGTCAAGGACCTGTCGCCCGGGGGGCTGCCCGCGAAGGCGATGCAGGAGACCGTCGGCGTGGTCGTAGATGCGGTCAACCGCGTGCTTGCTGAGCTCAAGTTCTCGCCGCTCTCGATCGAGCCCGGGGCGGAGTTTGAACTCGCGGTCAAGGACGGTGAGTACACCACCCCCGTGGCCCTGCTGAGCGAGAGCGAGAAACTCCGGGTGGGGATCGCCCTGCAGCTCGCGTTCGCGTACCTGACGGAGTTTGGCTTCGTGGTCGTCGACGCAGCGGACAGGCTCGACGGGCCCAACCGCGGCCGGCTCATCAAGACGCTCCTGGCTAGCGGGGTGCAGGCGTTGGTGACTGCGACGCCGGCGAACGGCGGTCGTCCGGAGCTTGATGGGCTGGCCGTGTACGGGCTGGAGAACGGGACCGCGGTCAGGTGCCTGCCGGCCGTGGACGAGGAGGGCGAGGCAGCGTGACCAACCACAAGCACGACAATCGGAGCGCGTTCCAGGAAGGCTTCCTCCGGCCGTATCCGTCTGGGGTCACAAACGCAATCGCCGCCCTCGCCGACGCCCTGGGCGTCGAACTCCACCCGGCGGGCACCGCTGCGAGGCTGAGCGCCGAGCGCTCGCAGCTCCTGCCGCCCCGCAGGCTCCGCGTCCCGCCGGTGTACCGCGACACCCCAACCGACGTGTTGGAATGCCTGTACCACACGTTGTGCCGCCGCACGTACCCATCGGAGGTGCGCAACAAGGCATCTGACATCATGTACGAACGCGACCTCATGGACCACTATACCGGCGACCTCACCGACGATGGCTGGGGAGACCTGACGGCCATCGAGCACCCCGAGGGGCGGGAGCACGTGGAGCCAGACGAGCACGAAAAACCCGCCGCGCCCCACCCCACGTGGTCGGAGCCCACCGAGCAGATGTCGCCGGAGCGGTGCTACCACGTCGCCCGTGCCCTCGGGTTCCACGTCGATGTACGGTCCACGTTCGATGGTGCGGACCGCACCTACTGGGCTTTCATCAGCGAATGGAACGGGCTCGACCAGGATGATGGGCCCCGAATGGCCACGGAGCTTGAGGCGTGGCAATCCGCCGTCGTCATGGCCGCCCGCAAGCGCGACAAGCTTGTGATCGGCGTCGGGGACCGCGTGGACCTGACAGGGCTGGAGGTGCTGCCATGACCACAGCCGCCCTCGCCCTCCTGCTGGCCCTGCCGACCGCCCCCGCACCGCAGCCCGACGCCTTCACCGCATGGGCGCTCGCAACCGTGGAGCGCCCAGGTCTCGACCCGTGGAAGCGCAGCCTCCTCCGCGAGGCCATCGCCACCCGGCCAACCTACCGCACCGCCACCTGCACGAGCTACTGTTCGGCCTGCAGCGGGTCCCGCACCTGCTACGGTGAGCCGCTGCGCCAGGGCACCGCCGCCGCCGACCGGTCACGCTACCGGGTGAGGCCGTGGCGAGAGCACGCTGCAGTCATCTGGCTCAATCGGCCTGCGGCGTTCGGAGGTCCCTGCCTGCTCACGCTGACGGACGTGGGTGGGGCAGTCAAGGGGCGGGACAGGTTCGACTTGTGCGCGGGGGTGCGGGCGCGGTGCACGTGCAATGCCTGGGGGCGCCGGTCGGTGCGGTACGTGGCGCTGAGAGGGGAGAGGTAGCGTGCTTGGACAGATAAACCTTTTCGCGCCGCCTGTTGATGCTCCGTTGCGGGACCGCGTGCAGATAGCACTCTGCGACCTCGCCGACGTGCGATCCACTCTGCAACATCACCACTATCTGCGCCGTTGCCGGACAGGGCGCCAGCTCAACTATCTGGTGTCCATAGACGGCGTGGTAGACGGCGTCATCACGTTCGCATACCCGATGATGAGCGCCGACGTAGCCGGAATCCCGAGCGACGAGTTGGTGGAGTTCGCCAGACTGTACCTCGCGCGCAACGTTCCGCACACAGCGTCCTGCGCCATCGGGCAGGCCCTGCGGCGGGTGAAACCCGACTGGGCACAACGATTCCCCGACGCGAAGCCCGTCCACCTCGTGGTCTCCTGGTCGGACACGGAGCATCACAAAGGCACTGTCTACAAGGCCGCGAACTTCAGGTGGTTGCACCGGACTAAGGGGCAACCACATGGGAACTCGGCTACAAGCAAGCGCGGCGCGCGCGCCCAACACGGCGACTACGGGCACGACAAGGACTGTTGGGTGTACCCGTTGGACAAGGCTACAGACAAGGTCGTGGCAGAGTACGTTGCGCTGAGAGGGGAGCGGTGAGCATGCCGGATGACAGACACCCCGATGAGATCGCCCAGGAGTTGACCAGTAACCTGCCGCCAGGGGTGCGGGGATCATTGCTAAGCAGCTACATCGGCACGCAAGTCTGCGACGAGGAGTGCCCTCCGGGCTGCGAGCCAGCGAACAAGTGCCGGCTCGACACCTACGACGACCACCGCGCCTGCGTAGAGTGCTGGCTCCTGTACATGGCGAGGGCAGCGGGCGTCGCGCTACCGGAGGGGACGGTGAGGACATGAGCCGACCAAGCTGCGAGATGGGCAAACTCGCTGAGCGATACGGTATCGAGCGACCTGAGGGAGACCCAGACCCGTACCCGGTGGACGTGGCGAGCTTCGGGCGCACGCACCATGTGGAGGTGCCCGCGCTCGGCATCCGCGAGGAGTTCGAGGGCAGCTACACGGCGGCGCTGGCGTTCGGAAAGCGGCTGATAGAGGCGCACCTGAAGGAGTTTGGGCCGGTCAAGATCGAGAGGCCGGCGGAGCCAGTGGACGACGACGGAGAGGACGTGTTCGGAGGGTACTGACGACACCGGGGGAGTGTGCAATGCTGGTCTACATCGCGGGGCCGTATCGAGCCGAGGGGCCGGACCAAGTGGCTGCCAACGTCGCGCGGGCACGGGACGTGTCCGTGCAGCTCCTGCGCAAGGGGTATCACGTCATCTGCCCGCACACTATGACCCACGAGATGGAGCACTATCCAGGCCTGGACGACCAGACGTTCCTCCGCAACGGGCTCGAACAACTGCGCCGCTGTGATGCGGTGGTCATGCTTCAGGGGTGGCGGCACAGCGAGGGGAGCACCAAGGAGTATGAGGCAGCGATGGCCTGGGGCAAGCAGGTCTACGAGTGGCCGGAGGAGCCCACGGGGCAGGAGGACGGGCCATGCGCCCAACCCTGACTCCCATGCAGACCATGATGCTGGTCCGGTTGCACCTCTCAGCCGGCCCCATCCCGGACGACGAGTGGACCACCGACGAGTGGCCCGAGGTGCGACGCCTGCGGGAGGCCGGACTGGCCGAGCACCATCATGGATTCGCGAGCACCGCACCCGACGGTGCCGCGATAGCCCAGCGGGCCATAGACGCCCTCGCCGCCTGGGATGCGGTCCACAAGCACCTCCTCCAGGTGTACCCGCGACCACATGGGTGCACCATCCTGCCAACCGGCAACCCAGTTCCAGCGCCCGACTGGATGGTGTACACCCACGCGGCGCCGACGAAGGGCGCAATCGGCAACCACACAGACCCGATGCGGGCGGTATTGATCGCGAAGGCAACACTGGAGGGCTATGGCAATGACTGACAATCCGCTCACCGATGACGCTCGCACGCTGCTTGCCACCCTCGCCGAGCGGCCGGTCTGGGAGGTCGCCGACCTGCGCAAGCACCTGGGATGGACCACAGCACGAATCGTTAAGGCCCGCGATGAACTCGGGTGGCTGAATGCCGACAAGTGGCTGCGCACCACGCACACAGACTGCATGTGCCTGACCGACCGCGGGCGGGAGTTGTACGAGGCCGGCGCGGCGGGCGAACAACTCACGCTCCTGGAGGTCTGACATGAGCCTTGCCGCCCGCTACGGGATCAAACCACAGCCTCCGGACCCGTACCCGGTTGACGTGACGACCTTCGGCCGGACCCACCACGTGACCTGCGACCAACTCGGGATCAGCGTCGAGTACGAGGGCAGCTACACCGCCGCCTGGGAGCATGGGCGCGAGCTGGTCAAGCGCCACCTGCGGGAGCATGGGCCGGTGAAGCTCGAGCGGGCGACGATGACGGAGGACGAGATGGCGGCAATGTACGCCGAAGTCTTTGGAGGGCGATGACCGATGGCAACCGAGACCCGCAAGCAGCAGACGTACCAGAAGGCGCCCGGGGCACCGACAAAAGCCCAGCAACTCGCCCGGATCGTCGAGCAGATGCGCGACCTCGCCCGCGAGGCGGAACAGCTTTGCGAAGGCATGCTGCCCGCTCAGGTGGAGTACGCGATGCGGCTTTGCTGGGACCACCTGGACGATGATCACCGGGCGCTCCACATCGCGTTCGTCGACACGCAGGTCAAGGCTCGGAGAAAGGCGGCCGGGTAGCTTGGGTCACTTGACGCGAACGGGCGTTTGGAGTAGAATGGGAGGGTCCCGGCTAGGACAGGTGCCATGCGTTTTGCCGTTTGTGGTATACTCCGCACCAGACAGCATCACAGACGTTTGCGGCCTCAGCAACGCGCATGGTCTCCTAGCCGGGACATGCACAAACGCTGGGGCCGCTTTGTGTTCTGGTGATGTGACGAAAAGCCCGAGCGTGGCTGCCACCACCTCGGGCATGGCTCAACGAGTGAGGACCCGCATGAGCACGCGCAGTATAGCATCGGACGGCTGGCGCGTGCCAGCAGCAAGGAGGGACGGCATGCCGGTTAAGGACGGGATCGGGTACGGAGCCTGCACTGCCGAGAAGCAGGCAGACTTCCGCTACATCGTCGGGTACCACACCAAGGTCGTCAAGCGCATGTATGAGAGGGCTGCCGCCACCAACAAGGTGTGGCCGCCGCCCGAATACTGGTACTTCGACATCACTGCAGGTTCCGGCCGACACCCGGAGACCGGCGAGCCTGGAAGCCCGCTCATCTTTGCTGAGGAGGCACAGGCCAACGGGACCAACGCCGTGATGTACCTCTTCGAGCAGGACCCAGCTAACTGCGACGCATTGCGTGCCGAGCTTACTTCCATACCACTCCCTACCGAACTACACCAGGGCGACCACCAGGACACACTCATTCAGGCCATCCCGACTGAGCCAGACCGGTCAAGGCTCGGGTTGCTGTACTGCGATACCAATGCGACTTACCCTCCGTTCGACCTGCTCGCGCAGTTCGCTTCTCAGAAGCTGACCGAACGCATCGACATCCTCGTGTACCTCTCCGCCACCACCATCAAGCGGTGCTGCGGCGCATTCCCGGAGAAGGGATTCCGTCCACTACGTGACGCGCTCTCTGCAATCCCGAAGAGCGACTGGTTGCTTCGGCGCAAGTCTGGCAAGCACCAGTGGACCTTTGCTCTCGGCACATTGTGGGGCAAGCAGCAGAGCTTCAAAAACCGCGACTTTTGGCGCATCGACAGCCCCGAGGGCGAAGCCATCTTACAGGAACTCACGGAGCCGAGGAGGCACGGCGATGACAGCAAGCAGCCCGTACTCGACCTACGGTGAGTACCTGCAACACCCGGAGTTCCGGCGCGTCCGAACAGCAGCCATGCTCCGAAGCGGCGGGCTGTGCGAGGTATGCCGGAAACGACCGCCGACCGAGGTGCACCACCTACGCTACCCGGCCTGGGGGACATTTGACACAGAGGACAACCTGATCGCTGTGTGCCATCAGTGCCACTGCGAGAAGCACGGGAAGGTGAGCTGACTTGGAGACACGCGACCCGAAGTCATTGCACCCACATCCCCTGAGCGTGCAGATCTACCGCGACGGGGCGACCGACGAACTGCGGGACAGCATCAAGGCCAAGGGCATCTACGAGCCATTGCTCATCACGTGGGACAACACGGTGGTGAGCGGGCATCGCAGACTCGCCTGCGCCCTGGAACTTGGCCTCGAAGCGGTGCCCGTCACCGACACCGGACTCACCGACCCCCTGGACATCGAAGAGGCCGTTATCGAGGCCAACAGGTACCGGGAGAAGACGACGGAGCAGAAGGCCCGCGAGTTCATCCACCTGCTGGTGATCGAAACCAAGCGCGCGAAGGACCGGCAGGCAGCGGCGCAGATGAACGGCAAGGACCAACAGGGCGAGCCGGTCCGCAAGCAGCAGCGCGACGGCTTCGGCAACCCGATTGGGGACGATGGTTCGGTGCGGAAGAATTCTTCCACACCGACCGACGGAAACGGTCGCGCCAAGGATGCCGCGGCATCACGCGTCGGCATGTCCAGACCGACGGCAGAGCAAGCCTCCCAGGTGGTAGCGGCCATAGACACACTCGAGTCCTCCGGGAAGCAGGAGCAGGCCGCAGCCATACGCGAGACGCTCAACAAGAAGAGCACCCGCAAGGCACTCGCCCAGGCCAAAGCGTCGGGCGCCCTGGCTCCGAAGGCTCAGCCGGAGAAGCGCACAAAAGGCGCGCCACCGAAGCAGCACTTCAACCAGACGAACGACAAGATCGAGTGGGCGCGCTGGACCTGGAACCCGGTCACGGGATGCGAGCACGACTGCCCCTACTGCTACGCGCGGGACATCGCGGAGCCGCCATCCGCCGCCTTCCCGCACGGGTTCAAGCCAGCGTTGCGGGAAGAGCGTCTGACTGCACCGCGAGACATGGGCAATCCGGAGGACCACCTTCACAAGCTGGGAGAAGATGCACGGCACGGCATCGGCTACAAGACGGTATTCGCGGTCAGCATGGGCGACCTGTTCGGCGAGTGGGTGCCGCAGGACTGGATCGACCGCGTACTCTCAGCCGTCCGCGAGGCACCAGCGTGGAACTTCCTCTTCCTCACAAAGAACCCTGAGCGCATGGCTGGCACTGACTTTCCGCCGAACGCCTGGGCCGGCACAACCGTGGACTGCCAGGATCGCGTCAAGCGAGCGCAGGACGCATTCTGCAGCGTGTCTGCTACCGTACGGTTCCTCTCCTGCGAGCCACTCACCGAAGAGGTTGTCTTCACGGACATGAGTATGTTCGACTGGCTCATCATAGGTGGACGCAGCAAGAGCGACAACCTACCGGCGGCTCAGCCCGAGCTGTTCTGGGCAGCAAGCCTCATGGTGCAGGCGGCGTCCTTCGGCTGCCGCGTGTACTGCAAGCCGAACTTGACGGTCATCAAGCAGTATCCGCAGTAGCAGCCGCGAGGTGAACCCATGGCCGCTCCGCAGAAGGAACTCGGATACACACCGATAGCCCACGGACTCCTCGAAGCCCTGATCCTGTGGGATGGGCCTGGGCGCGTCAAGGACCTCGTGCTTGCCATCATGCGCGAGACCTACGGGTGGTCTGAGAAAGCGCGCGTCATCCCAGCGTGGCGGCTCTGCCAGATGCTCGGAGTGAGCGATGCTCGGGTGCGCCAACTGCGGGGCGTTGCGGTCAAGTGCGGGCTCATTCTGGTGGACGGGAACACCTACGAGATTCAGAAGGACTTCGACCTGTGGACCACGCCAGACGGCAACGGAGTGCCCGCCGACCGTAAGGGGCTACTACGAAGAGGCACCTACGAAGAGGCGCCTACGAAGGACCCTCTGCGCAGTAGCACATTCGAAGAGGACGATGCGGGCGAAGGTGCCCCTTACGGTCAACCGCAAGGTGCCCCTTACGGCCCCCCCAGAACCCCCCCTAGAGGGTGTAAAGCAAGAAAGCAAGACGACTCTCACGACCCCTCGTCGGAACCCGCACACGACGCGGGCCCCGACCCCGCTGAGCCTGACCAGCTTGACTGTACTGACCAGCCAAGCCAGCCGCCAGCTCCCAAGCTGACGAAGAAGCAGCAAGCCGCCGAGAAAGCGGCCAAGCGGGAAGCCGAGCTGCAAGCGGCCATCGCCACTGTCAGAGCCGACCTCCCGCCAGAACTGCTCCCGACGCTGGATGCGTGGCTTGAGAACCTCGCCAGCCACAACGAGTCGGGCACCATGACCACCGGGCGTGTGCTATCGGCCACGACGGAGTTCGCCAACCTCGTGCACGTCCACGCGCTGACCACGGCCGCCATTCAGCACGGCGTGGCTGCAGCCATCGGAGCGGTCGACAACAAAGACGGCAAGGACGGCGTGACGGCCATCCGCTACGTGCTCTCCGCCGCAAAGGGCTACGGGAGAGACGGCGCCCGGGCGTCGCCATCCGACGCGCCGAGGGGCCTCCCGCGCGAGGAGTTCATCCTCATCAGCGACGGCACCATTCGCAAGGCATCCGACTGGGACCTCACGCAACGCTGGCAGGTGGGCGAGATGAAGGCGGCCGGCAACTGGGACGTCGAGACCGGCCGCACCCTGCACCCAACACCCGGCTACACCTGCGTCGACGGCTTCTTCTACATCGACGGGACCGTAGAGAATCGTGTGCCCAACGGCCGAGCGGGGAGGGTAACATGAGACTCACCGAAGAGCAGATCGGGATCATCAAGACCGCGTTCGCCGCCGAACCGCTTCGCCTCGTGCAGGCCCTCGGGTTGCGCGTCGATGACCGGAAGACCAAGTCGACGGACGGCAAGTGCATCTGGGTCTTCGACGGCAACGAGCAGGAGGCATCGCTGCAGATCGGAGGGCCCGGCGACAAAGCAGGCCTTTGCCACCGCTACGGCGAGGGCTGGTCAGGCAACTGCTTCGACCTCGTCCACCGAGTGCGGCCACAGGACGGATTCCGTGCCCGGGCGGAGTTCGTGGCACAGGTATACGGGATCACCACCGACGACGCTCCGAGGCCCGACCGCCAGACTGGCCGCGCGCGCCTGATAGCGGACACCCGCTACGAGGTCCTCGTGGACGGCGCAGTCGTCGCCGTGCACCACCGGCAGGACTTCGACGGAGCATCGAAGCGCGTCTGGTGGGAGAGCCCAGACGGCACGCGCAAGCTACCCGAAGGCGTCGAGCTCACCGAGCTCCCGCTTTGGCGATCCTGGGAGTTGGACGCAAAGCCCGGCAGGCCCGTGGTCATCTGCGAGGGCGAGAAGGACACCGACGCCCTCGCGAGCCGCGGCGCCCTTGCCGTCGGTACCTACGGCGCCGACGTGCTCCCGAGCTACCTTGTCCTGTCCGAGTTGACCGCCAGGACCGTGTACCTCTGGCCCGACAACGACGAGGTCGGGCGCAAGCACATGACTGAGGTCGGCAAGCGGCTCGACGGGATGGTCAAGGCGCTCAAGTGGATCACCTGGACCGACGCACCGCCGAAGGCCGGAGCATTCGACTTCTTCGCGGCCGGAAGCACCATTGACGACGCCCGACTCCTCCTCCGGGCGGCCACGGACTTCGAGCCGCCCGTACCAGACAACGAGCCCGACATCCCTCCCGACGCCGCCCAGGCCCTTGCCGACGCCGTCGACGCGATCCCCTCGCCCAACCCAGAGCGGCTCATCAAGGGCGCGGTTCCGGTTGAGCAGGTGGCTGCCGGGATCATCGAGCGCGCCGAAGCTTGGCGCCTGCTACCGCGCAAACTGTACGGGATGCGCTCGGGCTGGGAGACGCTGGACTGGCACTATCTAGGCTTCAGCCGGGAGTCCCTGCTGCTCATCAGCGGCATGAGCGGCCACGGTAAGACCACCATCGCCCGCCACTTCCTCTTCGCAAGCGCAGACGCGATCATGACACAGGGCCTGCCCGACCGGCTGCTCTTCTACCCCCTAGAGGGCGGCCAAGACCAGCTCCTGCCCTACTGGTTCGGTTGGAAGTACGGGATACCCGGGATCCTGCTGGAGCCCGGCAGCGAGCGGCACATGACCGACGAGTGGGCCGCCATCCTGACCCGCGCCTACAGCGACTTCCACCGGCTCCCGATCGACGTCTGCGATAGCACCAAGGACGCCGACGCCATCCTGTACGACGTCGACCGGCGGTGCTCGGAAGGCCCGATACAAGGGGCCGTCCTGGACAACATCCAGGAACTGCAGTTCGCCTGCGGAGGCAACGAGTACCAGAACAACAAGCGCGTTGCGTTCAAGGCCCGCGACATCGCCGAGCACCACGGGATCACGTTCATCGCCCTGACGCAGGTCAACACGGAGGGCAAAACCTGGAAGGCCCGCGGTGGACCTGACTGGGGCAACGCCGCGACCTGCCGGTTTCACATCGAGCGCGGCGAAGGCGGCGTCTCGGACGAGCAGAGGGCCCAGTCGAACGTGACCATCCTCCACAACATCAAGCGCCGCTACCGCGGGGCGCCCTGCCGGTCCCTGCGCCTGCAAGGCAACTGGCAGACAGGGCGGCTGTGGGAGACCGAGACAGGGCGAGACGACCATGCGCACGCCGGCGCCCGCCGCGAAGCCGAGGAGGACCCATGGCACAGCAACTGAGCCAGGCGGTGGACCTGCTGGAGGCCGCCCAAGCAGAGCTCATCATTGGGCACATCGCGAGTATGGCGCCTGGGAGGCTGATCGAGCTGCAGCTGTCCGACCTCCGGGGCCATTCGGTGGAGGCCGGGCTGCTGGTCGAGAAGGCGCGCGCCCTCATCGCAGAGGTCGCGATGCAGCAGAAGTCGGGGGTGCGCACTTGATCATCCTGGGAGTTGACGGTAGCCTCACCCACACCGGGCTCGCCGTAGTCGAGACGGACGAAGCCGGTGTGCGGGACCGCTTGCTCTGGTCGAGCACGATAGTCACGCGGGAGACTGACGGAGACCACGTGGACCGGTTCATCTCCATCCTGCGCGGAGTAGTCGGAGCAGCCGGCAAGTGGAGCCCGGACCTCATCGCGCTGGAGTGGCCGTTCGTGGACCCTACCAAGTCCGCAGCGACAGCACTCATGCTCGGCGGTCTCGACTGGTGCCTCCGGGTGCACTTGCGCCTCCACGAGTTCCGCAACGTGGTCACGGTGGCACCGGCGTCGCGGCTCTCAGCCGTGGGCATCAAGTCGCGCGGCAGGCACTCGGCGGCCATCAAAGCCGACACCATCGCGCTGGTGCTGCGCAACTGCGAGGCTAGCGTCAACGAGCATGAGGCAGACGCGTACTGCGTCGCCAAGGCCGGGCTGATCAAGTGGCGCAAAGGGCAGCGGACGGCTCAACAGCTGGCGCTGGGTATCAAGCCGGGCAAGCGGGCAGCACGCAAACACAAGCCGTGAGAGGAGACAGGCATGGACTACACGAGAGCAGTCATGAGCCGAGTCGTAGAGATTGCGAAGGCCGCTGCGAAGGCCCACGCCGCTGGCGCGCGGACGTACACCGCCCACCAGCACATAAACGGGACCGGAGCGTCGCAGGTGCTGGACCTCGTCACCGGCGGGATGTGCAACAGGTTCGTGCGCCAGGTCTACGAGGTCGCGCTGGGTCTCAACGAGCAGACGTGGCCCTATCGGGCGGGGCGCGCCATTTGGACGCTGGACAGTCTCGAGGCCGACCGCAAGGGTGTGGAGATCGGGACGATGGGCGACCTGCAGCCGGGCGACATCGTCGGCATCCACACCGGGACGTACGGGCATATCGCGATCTATGTCGGCGATGGCATGATCGCCGAGAACACGTCCAGCAAGACGCGCGGCAATCCGCGCAAGATCGGCACCAAGCTCACGCCGTGCGATGACATCTGGGACCGGGTGACCGGCATCTACCGCCTGGCCAATACGGGCATCCGCGTGGTCTGGAAGTCGTCTGTGCCTGGCGCCGGAGACCGTCTCGTCACCGACGACGCGCGCATCATCGACGGTCGGGCCTGGGCGCCAGTCCGGGAGATGGCTGTCGGGCTCGGGCTGCGAGTGGACGCGTCGCGGCTTGCGACGGAAGACAGGATCATCCTGTCACAGTAGCAGACCACACCACAGCAGGGAGGCCGCGCACCATGCCACGAGACGACACCAGGCCGACAGGGCACAGGCTGATCGACAAGGCGGCGCTGAACGGCGAGGTCCGCAGGCCGGGGCAGACCGTGCGCGACGGGGACGTGATTGCGGTTGGTGTCGGCTGCGCAAAAGCCGAACGCGAGATGATGGCGGCCGCGAAGACCGCGTCGCTGGTGCACGGCTACGACGTGGTGACGCAGGCACTCGCGTGCGAGTCCGAGTTTGGCCTACAGTTTCTCGCGTGGCTCCAAGGCCGCGAGCACGCGGGACGCTGTGAAGTAGCCGACGCAGGGGCCCAGGGCGCCACTAACGGCGTCTGGGGCGGCAACGGGCGGGGGGTGCCGGTGCCGGGCACCGCGCTACTCTCAACCGACGTGGACGCTATGCTACGGGCCATTATGCAGCGGCCCGCCATTCTGCAAGAGTTCGACGAGTGGTTGACAGACCGGCGCAACGGGGTATAATGGGACGCGGATGGTACTACGTGCACGTCTGGACATAAGCGGTCTCGGCCGCGGGACGCGCCGCCCGAAGGTATCCTGCCGGCGGCAGGCGTCATGCTCCACCCCCCTCCGCTCGCCCTCGTCTCGCCACGGGGGCGGGTGCAATACACAGCCCCTCGCCTCCACAGGCGGGGGGCTTTTCGACGTTCTGGAGACAGCATGGCTCTCGTGCAATCGGTCAAAGTCGGCGGACTGGTGCTCCCGGTGCGAGTGCTGGACGAGATACTCGTCGAGGGCGGCAACGCCTCCGGGCAGTGGCTGTACGCGACGGGCGAGATACAGGTCAGCCGGTCGCGCAACCCGAGTGAAGCCGAACAGCGCGAGGTCGTGCTCCACGAGGCCCTGCACGTGATCGACGAGGCGCTGGGCATTGGGCTCAGGGAGAGGCAGATAACGGCCCTGGGACACGCGTTGCACGCTTTGCTGGTGGACAACCCCGGACTGATGGAGACAGCATGAAAGCCGCCGACCTCCGAGCGCGCGCCGCCCAGGCCCGCCGACAGTACGTGCCAAGCCGACCGGCGGCCACGTACCGTGACCCCGAGCTCGTCGCGCAGGAGTACGATACTCCGGCCCGCGCGGCTGTGGTCATGGAGACACCGAGCCGCTCTGACATAGCGGTATGCATGCGCAACCGGGACCGGGATAACGGGGCGCGGGCGAAGCCGGGTGAGCGAACACTTGCGGCGAACACGTGACCGCAAAAAAACCCTTGACTCCCAGGGGTCTCTTGTGGTATGATACAGGTATCATGAAAGCACCGTACCCAATTCGGCCACCATACCCGCCGGACTGGTTTGACGTCGCCGAAGCGGCCCGTGCCCGCTCTGGGCACAAGTGCGTTGCCTGCGGGATGCAGGGCTTGACGCCAGCCGAGTACCCGACCTGGAATAGCCCGGAGAATCGGCCGCGCATGTTGGAGGTCCACCACGCAGACGGGAACCCAGCCAACTGCGAGGAAGATAACCTCCAGCCGCTCTGCAAGCCCTGCCACTTGGACAGGCATCGGCTCATGAGAGCCCAACGCAAGCGCGCGGCCGAAGAGGCCGCTGGACAGACAGCGATCATCTGAGCCCCTCGGCAACCGTCGGGGGGCTTCGCAGTTCTGGGGTACCCGGCAATGGCCCGCAAGTACCGAGACCGCATCAAGGTCATCCGCACCGTCAAGGCCTCGGACCTGACCGTTAACGTCGAGAATTGGCGCAAGCATCCGACCGACCAGCGCAAAGAGCTCCAGTCCGTCCTGACGGAGATCGGCAGCGTAGACGTGCTGAAGGCAGTCGAAAGACCGGACGGGAGCCTCCTCCTCGTTGACGGGCACTTGCGCAAAGACCTGCACGGGGACGCCGATGTTCGGGTGGCTGTCCTGGACCTGGACGAAGCCGAGACCCGCAAGGTCCTCGAGTCCTTCGACCGCCTCGCGGCCATGGCCCAGACCGACAGCGAGCGCCTTGACGCGTTGGTCTGCAAGATCCGTGCCGATGAGCAAGCGGGCCCGCCACCAATCGACGACCGCGCAGTCCAGGATGTGCTGGACACCATCACCCAGGAAGAGCCGGTCCGGGCAGCCGACGAGCGCAAAGCCGCCGATACCGCAAGCCGCGTATCCGGCCACGTGCGCCGCCTCGCCGAGATTTCGCCCGAGCTGCTCAACAAGGCCGCGGTGGTCATCCTGCCGCCAGATGGGTCCGACGAGGCGCTTATCATCGTAGACCCGGACCTCCACGACATAGTCCGCGAGCTCAGGCAGCGCCACGAGGACGGGGAGACCCACCCACTCGACGCGCTGTTCGCCTGCATCTGGACGCCAAAGGACGCCATAAATGCGTAGAGCACTGGCGCTGATCGAGCAGGCCTTCGCGGACCACCGCCCCGCACTCATGTTCAGCGGTGGAATGGACTCCAGCGTACTGCTTGACCTCGTGTACCGCTACACCGAGCACCGACCACCGCTGATCTATGTCCACAACGAGATTCAGAACCCGGCCACACTGAGCTTCGTGACCGAGCGAGCAGCCCACTACGGCGCCGAACTCACGGTGGCGACGCCAGACCGCACCGCCTTCGAGCAGTGGCAGGCACAGGGCTGGCCGATACTCGGGCCAAAGCCGTCGCGGCAGTGGATGAACAAGTACCGGCACCTGGGAATTCGCATCAACTACGAAGCCTGCTGTGGGCGCATGAAGATCAAGCCAGGCAGGAACGCTACCAAAGCCATCGGCTGCGATGCCCAACTGACCGGGATACGCGCCACAGACGACGCCAACCGCGGCCGCGTGTTACACGAGCACGGCAACTGCTACCTGACGAACGGGCTCATGATCTATCACCCGCTCAGCCACTGGACGGACCTGATGGTGCGGAGGTACCGCAGGCAGCACGATATCCCACAGGACCCGACCTCAGCGCCCGGCGAGTGGAACGGCTGCAGGTGCTGCGCAGGGGCATGGCGCTTCACAGGCAACGCGATAGAGCGCCTACGCCGCCGGGACCTAGCCCACTGGCGCGAGTTCATTATCGAGCAGGGCGCGTGGCTTCCGCTCCTCGTGGTCAAGTACCACCAACCCGCGCGGATCATCGAAGCGGCTGTGGCGAGGCTCGGTGGCATCGAAGCCATTGCCGAGAGATACGGACACATCTTTGACTTTTGCCAGATACCGCCGATGACTGGGTACTCGAAGGACTGAGCGATGGAAGTCATGCGCGTCCCGATAGACAGCCTGACCGCCCACCCAAAGAACTACCGCAGCCACCCGGAAGCTCAGGTGCAGGCGATGCGTGCCAGCATCAGGGAGTTCGGTCAGTACCGGCCTGCCGTGGTGAGCAGGGACAGCGTGGTACTCGCCGGGCACGGCGTGTGGCTGGCCTGCAAGGCCGAAGGGCATACGGAGTTCGACGTGCACGTGATGCCCTTCGATGCAAGCGACCCGCGCGCCGAGAAGCTCCTGGTGGTAGACAACGAGCTAAGCCGTATGGCGGTGGACGACGAGAAGGCGCTGGCGTCGCTGCTTGCAGACATCCAGCGCACGGACAGCGAGGGGCTACAAGGGACGGGCTGGGATGCCGCGGCGCTGGATAGGATGATCGGGGAGCTAGCGGCGGAGGACTTTGGGGCGGGCGCTGGGCCCGAGAAGATACCGGAGGAGTTCAAAGAGGTGGACCCGACAAATGACGACTTCGAGTGCCGATGCCCACGGTGCGGGTTCGAATGGAACCGATAGCCGAGGCCACCTCCCAGGAGATAAGTGGGAGTTCGACGGCGCTGTGACGGAATGCTTTGAGGATATGCTTCGGCGCTCCATCCCGCAGTACGATGCGATGCGAGCAGCAGTCTTCTCCCTGGCCTGCCGCTACCAGAAGCCGAAGACTGCTATCGTAGACCTTGGGGCTTCGCGCGGTGACGCACTCGCGCCACTACTTGACAAGTTCGGAGCTTACAACTCTTGGGTGGCGGTCGAAGTCTCGCCGCCGATGCTGAAGGTCTTGCGGCAAAGGTTCGCGGGGTGGATCACAAATGGGCTGCTGACGATCTCAGACACGGACCTCCGCACGGGTTTTCCGCCGGTGCAGGCGAGCGTCATCCTGTCTGTGCTGACACTCCAGTTCACGCCGATTGAGTACCGTCAACAGATTGTCAAGCGGGCATTCGACGCCCTGACGCCAGGCGGCGCCCTGTTGCTTGTCGAGAAGATCATTGGCGCGACGGCAGAGCTCGACGAAGTGATGGTGGAACGGTACTACGACTTCAAGCGCGAGAGCGGCTACACGGAGGACGAGATCCAGCGCAAGCGGATGGCGTTGGAGGAAGTGCTTGTGCCTCTGACGGCGGAGTGGAATGAGACCCTGCTGCGCCGGTGCGGCTTCCGGCATGTAGACTGCTTCTGGCGTTGGATGAACTTCGCGGGATGGGTGGCGGTGAAGTGACAGACATAGGCCCCGCAATCTACCCATCGATGCGCGAGATAGAAGCAATTGCTCCGAACGGCCTCCGCGTAGTTTCAACCTTCTCGGGCTGCGGTGGCTCTTGCCTTGGATTTCGCATGGCCGGATACAGGACGCTCTTCGCGTCTGAGTTCATCCCGGCGGCGGCAGATACCTACCGCGCGAACCATCCCGGAGTTCACTTGGACACGCGCGACATCCGGCAGTTGACAGCCGAAGATGTGTTCTCCGTGACGGGCCTGCAACGCGGGGAGCTGGACGTGCTCGAAGGCTCGCCGCCATGCGCGTCCTTCTCAATGGCCGGCAAGCGCGAAGCGGGCTGGAACCAAGTCAAAGCCTACAGCGACACAAAGCAGCGCACAGACGACCTCTTCTTTGAGTTTGCGCGTATAGTTGACGGCCTGCAACCCAAGGTCTTTGTCGCCGAGAACGTCAAGGGACTGACCATCGGCAAGGCGCGAGGATACCTCAAAGAGATTCTCGCTGCCCTTCGGGGGTGCGGGTACAAGGTCAAGTGCGCCGTAATGGATGCTCAATACTTCGGCGTCCCGCAACACCGGGAGCGGCTAATCTTCATCGGGGTTCGGGAAGACATCGGGATAGAGCCGACGTTTCCGAAGCCTGCGCAGAAGCCGACGCCGCTCAAGGCGGCGCTGCCGCACATCGTGGCAAGTGCAACCAATAGTGGCCACAAGCCCGCAAGCAAGCCCGCAAGCACGATACTTGCGCAAGGTCCAGATGAAAGCGGAATGGCTGAAGTAGACATCTCGCGCTACGCCATCGGCGATGAGTGGGACAAGCTCAAGCCGGGGGAACAGAGTGAGAGGTACTTTCAGCTTGTGAAGGCGGACCCAGAGAAGCCGGTCGGCACAATCCTACAGTCATCGGCTGCCTTCCCATCGGCGGCGGCGGTCTGTCACCCCTTCGAGAAGCGCAAGTTCACTATCCCGGAACTCAAGCGCATCTGCGGGTTTCCGGATGACTTCATTCTCACGGGGACCTTCGCTCAGCAGTGGGAGCGGCTCGGGCGCGCAGTGGCGCCGCCTATGATGGCTGCGGTGGCAAGCCACATCCGAGACCACATCCTAAGCCAGGCAGGACAGCAGGACGTGACCTAACATGGCCCGCAAGACCGAAGCAGAAGTGAAGGCCGAGGGGGAATGGATCGGTCTTGCGTGGGCCGCCTACGTCTCGGGCGAAGCCACCATCACCGCCCTTGCGAACCAGTTCGGCAAGTCGTGGGCTACGATGAAGCGGGCATTGAAGAAACACTCGGCGGCGCGCGCTGCGGAGCTGTCCGTGTTCAACGCCGATGCAGAGTACATCGACGGCCTGCGCCACGACCTTCGCAGAGCAGAGCAAATAGCCAGGGAAGCCGAGAACCCGAACGCGCGAGTGGGGGCACTCAAGGTCTGCGTGCAGATACGCGAGAAGCTTGCGGCGGCACTTGGCGTGGTAACCGAGCGGGTTGCGCTTGAGCACACCGGCACCATGCAGGTCCAAACCATCCCGCTGCCCGTGTTCGGCCCCAACGATCCGCTGAACCACTTCGACCACGCACAGGAGGAGCCAGATACCAGTGGCGACGACGACCCAGGCGAGTGACCTCCCGCCCGATCGACCGGCGAGGGGCGAGAGCCTGGACGAGTTCTGCCGCCGGCACTACGGATACCACCGTGGCCAGCAGGCATTCATCAACGACCGCAGCATGTTCCGGGCGGCCATCGCCGGCATCGGCGGGGGCAAGACGGAAGTGGGGGCCTTCGAGGCTATCCGGCACTGTGTGGCATATCCGGGCATGAAGGGCCTGATCGTAGCTCCGACCTACCGGATGCTCAACAGGTCAACGCGGCTTGTCCTGCTCAAGGTGGCAGGATGGTGGGGAGACATCCTCGGCGTCAAGGAGTTCAAGTCTGAGGCCCGCGTCGAGTTCACCAAGGTGGTCAACCAAGTCACCGGCGAGTGCTCAAGCGTGTACTTCGGGCATGCCCAGGATGCCGACAGTCTGCGCGCCGTGGAGGTCGGGTACTTCTGGATTGACGAGGCGCCGCTGTGCTCGCAAGAGGCCTTCCGTGTCGCCATGGGGCGCATCCGGCAACCGGGGGTCCCTCACCGGGGCTGGATCACCGGCACACCGAAGGGCCGCAACTGGGTCTATCGAAGCTTCGTGGAGGAGCGGGAAAGCTGGGATCCAAAGCGCCAGAAGGCCTACGGCTTCCACACGTGGCGGACGCACGAGAACCCGCTGTACCAGGCGGAGCCGGAGTTCCTCAGAGCCCTCGAAGCTGAGTACGGGCAGGGCTCGGACTTCTATGCCCAGGAGATCGAGGCCTCGTTCGTCACGTTCGCCGGCCTGGTGTACAAGGACTACGACCCGGCCCGCCATGACATCCCGGGTCCGACGCCGAGGTTCGTCCGCGTGGTGGCCGGGGTGGACTGGGGCTTCCGGTCGCCGGGCTGCATCGTGGTCCTTGCCGAGGACGGGGCGGGCAACATCTGGCTCGTTGACGAGGTATATGAGCGTAACCGGGTGGTGAGCGGCAAACCCGGAGACGACTGGGTGAGTGACGCCAAGGACCTGCGTGCCCGGTGGGGTGTGCAGGCATTCTTTTGTGACCCGGAGGACCCGCACGCGATTTTTCAATTCGCGGACGCCGGGCTACCTGCATTCCAGGCGGACAATCGGCGGATGCCGGGTGTCAAGGCGGTGCAGGCCATCCTGGCCACGACGCGCCTGCGGGTGCTGGAGGGTGCGGCGCCAAACGTGGTGACGGAGTTCGGGCAATATCACTGGCGCACCGACCGCGACGGCAACCCGGTGGAAGACGCCGACCCGAGCAAGGAGTTCGACCACGCGATGGACGCGCTCCGCTACGGCGTGATGGGTCTTGCCATCGTGCCGGATGATGACGACACGATCTATGCCGACGACCTCCTGCCGGGCTTCGAGGCAGAGCAACTGGGAGCAGCGCGACTGTGAGCATACTCACGAGAGTCCGGGAGACATTTGAGGCGCGGGCAATCCAGCGCCGGGCGGACATCGCCTTTGCACGCGTCCAAGAGACCATCGCCTCCCAGCTCGCGCAGGAGCTGGCTGAGGAGGACATCGGCTGGCGCAAGCTGACCGAGGGCGGCGGGACCTATGACCTGAGCCTGACAGAGCTGAGCGACATCCGGGCCAAGTGCATCAAGGCCTGGCAGATCGACCCGAGCCTCGGGCAGGCCGCGAGCCTCCTCGTGAGCGGGGCGTTCGGCAAGGGCCTGGACACTCCACGGGCCGCCGACAGCCGCGTGCAGGAGGTAGTCGACCGCCTGTGGGAGGACGAGGACAACCGCCTTGCCCTGTTCTCGCGTGACGCGATGGCCCGCACGAGCAACGCCCTGATGCTGGAGGGCGAGCGGTTCCTGGCCGTGCACACCAGCGTGACCGAGAGCCGCGTCAAGCTCTCCGAGCTACCCTGCGCGGAGGTCGTGGACGTGGTGACGGCGCCAGAGAACTCCCTCAAGCCTGTCCTGTACCGGCGCGAGTATCGGCCCGAGACCTACGACGTGGCAGCCGGTCGCTACACGACTGGCGCGAAGCAGGTCGCCTACTACGCCGACTGGCGCTGCTGGCGGTACCTGCTGGACCCGGCGTTCGGCGAGGATAGCCCGGACTGGGAGGATGGTGTCGCGGACTTGCTCAGCCGAGCGGGTATCGGCGGCGACGCCGGACCACTCGCAATGGCCTACCACGTCCGCGCCAACACGCTCGGCTTGCGCGGCATCCCGGAGGCATACCGGGCGTATGACTGGATACGCTCGCACGCCCGGACGGTCTCCGACCTCGTGACGCTCAGCAAGGCCCTCGCCATGTTCGCCTGGCGCAAGAAGCTCAACACGAAGAGCGCCACCGCCATCGAGAACGCAGCGAAGATGTTCAGGACGCCACCATCGGGCCCGGCGGGGGTGCAGGTGGAGAACCAGAACGTCCAGCTCGATGCCATCAACGTGCCGACCGGTGGCGTGGGGAACCTGGAGGTTGCCAGCCGCCAGACGCACCTGCAATCCATCCGCCCCTTCGGGTTCGGGGAGCACTGGTATTCAGACGCGTCCACCGGGAACCTGGCCACCGCCTCCGCCATGGACATGCCGGCCATCTGGCGCATCGAGGACCGGCAGCAGCAGATCGGAGAGGTCTGCGAGGACCTGACCCGCCTGGCCATCGAGCTCGCCATAATCCAGCAGGACTTCCCAAGCCGCCGGCTACCGGCCCGCGTTGACCGCGCCTTCGACCTGGACTTCCCGCCCGCGCAGCCGGACAATCCGGCGACGACGGCGACGCTGCTGACGGCCCTGGCGGGCGCATCGGGCAGCCTTTTGGAGCCGCGCGAGGCCGCCTACCAAGCGTACACCGCACTGGGCAGCAACGACGTGACGGAGATACTGGAGCGCCAGTTCCCGGTGGAGGACAAGCTCGATGGACAGGCCGCGACGCCAGAGCCGGGAGCGGAGCCTGAGCCTCCGGAGGGGAATGAGACGGCCGGTGAAGAGCCGATAGCCGAGGCCCGCACGCAGGAGGCGGTGCCGCCCTTTCCGGCGAGGTGACACCCGCGCGGATGTGGAGCGACGCTTCGCCGCCGAATTGCAGAGCCGCGTGATTGAGCCCTGGCACCGCAAATGCTGGGCCTGGGTGCGCAGACTCGATCACGCCCCGAGTGAGAAGGCCCTCACCGGCGCCATCCGGGCGTCGTGCATGCCGAACCAAGCCGCCCTGCGGGACGTGCTGAACAAGTACATCCTCGGGGCCGCGGACTGCGGTGGGCAGGACGCGCTGGACGCGATCAAGCCTGCCGTCCTCCGGGCCTTCAAGGGCGAGAAGCGCACACAGGAAGCTATCCCGGTTCCGGCCCTGCCACCGTCTGCCGAGAGTCCGATCTGGAAGGCCATCGAGAAGGAGTGGTTCGCGGCCGGCGGTCCGGGCGAGGTGCGCAAAGGCGCCATCCCGCTCCACGAGGATATGCGCTCGACGGTCCAGGAGCTACTGAGCCGGGGAGAGGGTTGGAACGCGACGGACGGCTTCACGTTCCACCTGCGCGACCCGGCGATGCAGCGGGAACTGCTCCGCCGGGGCGAGAAGATTCGCGGCCAGGTCACAGACACGATGCTGTCGGACTTCCGGGACATGATGGCCCAGCAGTTCTACCGCGAGGGCCTGCCGCCGAGCCAGCTTGAACTGGAGATCGAGAAGCTCTTCCCGACGACCTACAAGGACCGGGCGCTGGTCATTGCCAACACAGAGACGGGCATCGCCTACGGGGTGGTCAACCACGAGGCCAGCGTCCGCAATGGCGTAGACGGCCACGAGTGGCGCACTGCGGGCAGCAACCCGCGGGAAGCCCACATCGCAGCGAGCGGGCAGGTGCGGCCGATAGACAAGCCCTTCATCGTCGGCGGTGAGCGGCTGATGCACCCGAGCGACCCGGCGGGCAGCGCAGGCAACATCATCAATTGCCACTGCCTGGAGCTGCCGGTGCTCAATGACGCGCGGTTCGTGCCGGCGAAGCCGTGGACGGGGCAGCCGGCCGCGGCGCTGGCCCGCGAGATCATCAAGGCCGTAGTGGCCACGGTGCTGCAGGAGGTGACCAGGTGAGCAAGTCCTACGAGACCGAACTGAGAGTGACAGAGTTCCTCCCGGCGGGCTCCGTCGAGGCCATCGGCGACGGTGACTACCGGGTGATGTTCCTGGCCCACGGGACCACGAAGACCGGGGTTCCTCCACGCTACTACCCGAAGCGCGTCCTGGAGCAGGCCGCCGGGGCCGCGATCTTCGATGGCGCGAAGATGTACCTCAACCACGTGAAGCCCGGCAAAGACGTGCCCCACCGGGACCTGCGGGACTGGGCTGCGACCATCAAGCCCGGCTCCGTGCGCTGCGTGGATGGGAACCTGGAGGCCGTCTGCCACGCGCACCTCCCGGATGCGCGGGCCATCCTCGACGATCCCGTTGCGAAGCTGTCCGTGGGTCTGAGCCACGACAGCAACATCCGAGTGCGCAAAGGCCGCGTCGACGGTGCCGAAGTGCACGTTGTCGAGGCCATCAGCAAGTGCCACTCCGTGGACTTCGTCCCGGACGGTAATGCCCACGGGCGCGTCATTGAGGCCGCCCAGGAACAGGAGACTGAAATGGCCGAACTGACGCCCGAGCAGATGGAAGAGCTGACCAAGCGCGTAGTTGAGTCCGTTGCCGGTCCCGTCGCAGAGGCCGTGACCGCGAAGCTCACCGAGGCCCAGGCCGCTGCCGCAAAGGCTGAGGAAGAGAAGCGGGCGCAGGAAGCCGCAGAGGCCGCAAAGCCCGACGCCGACAAACAGATGGAGCAGCGCATCGCCGAGGCCGTGACCGCACAGACCGCCGAGGCCAACAAGCGTATCCAGGAGCAGGCCGACCAGCTGAAGGCGCTACAGGACGCCCAGGCGTCCAGCCTCACGCTCAGCGCCGTGACCACCGCGGTCAACGAGCGCACCGACCTGAGCCCCGTCAGCCAGCGCCGCGTGATCGAGTCCTTCCGCGGTCAGATCATCGCGCCTGACCAGCTCTCCACGAGAGTGCAGGAGGCCTGCGACGCAGAGCGCAACTACGCCCTGGAGCTGCTGCAGGCCAATGGTGTGCGGACCGTCATCCGCGGCACCGGCGCCACGGATGGCACGCGCACCCAGGAGGCCACTCAGGCATACGAGGAGCAGTTCGCCGCCAGGGCCCGCGCCATGGGCATCGACGAGAAGACCTTGAAGGCCATGCAGGAGCTGCCCCGCTAGCCGCAAAGCGCCGCAAACGACGACCGCGCAAACACTCCGGCCCGCCAGCATCGGCGGGCTTTGTCGGTTCTGAGGTGCACCAATGGCGAACTACGTAGACGTGAACGCGAAGGTCACGTATGCTCCCGCCGGCGGCGGGAGCCGCATCACGCTGGAGACCACGGACAGCACGCTTGACGATGTGACGAGTGGCGACCTCGTCATCGCCGGGGCGCTGGTCGGCGTGGCCGTGGCCGACTACAACGCCGACACCGACACCGTTGTGATTGACACCATGGGCTGCTACAAGCTCAGCGTCACCGGAAAGGACACCGGTGGCAGCAGCTGCGCCATCGCGCTCGGTGACTGGCTCTACTACGACCCGGTATCCGACCAGGTCAACCGGGACTACATCAACGGCATCTGCATCGGGCGGGCCCTGGAGGCCGTTGGCTCTGGCCTGACCGCCGTCATCGGCGTGCAGATCATCCCGATCCCATGGTCCGACGCCCTCGCCATGGCCGCTGCCGCCGCCGCGTAGAGAGACGCACCACAACAGAGAGAGTGAGGTGACCCACATGGGTCTTCCGGCAGTCAATATCATGCCCACCGTAGAGGACGCCCCCGGTGAGCGCTACATGAGCCTGCGGCACCTGGTGGCACAGCGGCGCGAGGCCGCGTTCCGGAGCGGGCGCGTGCAGGAGGTCATGTCCAGCAGTGACCTGACCTACATGGCCGACCTGATCGACCGCGGGACCATGGTCAGCTACCTGGACCAGAGCATCCCCATCACGTACCCGACGATTGGCTGGCAGCGCGACACCACGACGCTGTCCAGGCGCGGCAGCGGCAACGGCGTGGACTACCGCCTGAATGCCGCCCGGCTGATCCCGCGCGTCGACGAGGGCGGAGAGTACCTGACCATCGACCCCGACGACGAGAGCTATACCGCCCACACGTACAAGTATGGCGCGAGTTTCTCGCTCACGTGGGAGACGTGGCTGGCCGACAACCGCGACCTGGGCCTGCTGGCGCAGTACCCGCGGACGTGGGGGCTCTCGGCGCGCTACACGCAGCAGTATGAGTTCACCAGCAAGTATGCCAATAGCGCGACGCTGTTCACCGGCGCCCACGGCAACTACATGAGCGGTGCCGGCAGCCAGCTCGACGCCGCCAACCTCGCCATCGCCATCCACGCGATCAGGAACTTCCTGGACCCGTCCGGGAACGTGAACCCCTATGCGGGCCCGCTGTACCTCGTGGTGCCGACGACGCTGGAGCTCACGGCCCGCGCTCTCGTGGAGTCGCAGGTGGTCATCACCGGCGACGCAATCACCATGCCCGCGAACAACCAGGTCCGCAACTCCGCCACGGTCGTCGTCGATCACTTCTTGGAGGCCGTCAGCACCGCCAATGGCACGACGGCCTGGTACTTGTTCAAGGACCCCCGCTTGTGCCCGGCGCTGCGCTACGGCTTCCTCCGTGGGTACGAGACGCCCTCGATCTACGTCAAGGAGGCCGACGCCCGGATGCTGTTGGGCGGTGGCTCCGACCCGTTCGACGGCGCGTTCCTGAACGACGACATCGAGTTCAAGGTACGCTTCACGTTCGGCGTGGACGAAGTGGACTGGCGCGGTGGATACAAGTCCACCGGCGAGGCCGAAGCCGAGTAGGTTTGGCGGGTCACCCTCCCCCGCCCAGTGGGGCGCCCTGATCGCAGCCGGTCTGCAGCACGGGGCGCCCCACGCCCTACCAACCATGAGAGGAGCCGGCGGCCATGGCGTTCAGATACGACCCAGCCACCGACGCGGGCATGATCCGGCTGCTGATCGCCGACACCGACGCCGAGAACCATGCGTTCACGGACGCCGAGGTCTCGGCCGTGTACACCGCTTGCGGTAACAGCGTCAAGCGCACGGCGGCGCAACTCCTGGACATCCTCTCCACCAACCATGCCAAGCTCGCGGTCAAGGTGGGCAGGGGTGATGTCGACGAGGACCTGACCAAGATCGCGTCGGAGCTACGCACCCAGGCCGCGGTCTACCGTGCCCAGGCCGATGAGGAGGACGACGGGGCCTGTCTCGAGGCTCAGGTCTCCCCGAGCTATGAGCGGTTCTCGTACACGGACAACCAGCTGCTTAAGCGCGACGACGAGGTGCGGATGTGAGGCAGGCCACGGTCGGCAGCACGCTCCAGGCGCTCTACGCGCGCAGCGCAACTGTGCTCCTGCGCATCGACGCTCCGCGCACTGGCGACATGGACTTCGCGCCGATGGACCCCGTGGCTTCGGGCGTGGCGGCCCTGGTGATCCAGCTCAATGCCGACCAGCGCCAGCGGCGCTCCGAGGGCTACTCCGACCACGTCACTCACGAGTGCTACTGCGACGACCAACCGGAGCTGGAGATCGGGGTCCGCGTTGTGGTGACGCACAGGCGCCAGGAGACAGGCGTTTGGGCGTGGCTGCCAGCATCCGAGCAGACGACGTACACGGTGCTTGGCAAGCAACGCGTCGAGGGCATGCCCGAGCCACACACGCAGGTCCGCCTCGACCTCAACCAACGGAGCCCGACCGCATGATGAAGCTCACGTTCATCGGCGAGGCCGTCGAGGAGCTGGACCTCGCCACCATGCGCCTGAAGGACCGGCGGGTCCTGATGCGCGCGGTGACCCGCAGCTCGGAGCTTGTGCGGCGCCAGGCCATGCTCAACACGCAGACGGTGTTCGCCAACCCGACCGGGCACCTGGCGCGGTCCATCATGGTCCACGCCAACGAGTCGAGGCTGTCCGCCGACATCGGCCCGCACGTGATCTATGGCCGCATCCAAGAGCTGGGCGGCACCATCCGGCCGGTCCACGCGAAGATGCTGGCCATCCCCATCGGGACCATGAAGGGCTACGCCCGGACCCACGAGGGGCTCCACATCCAACGCGCCAACGGGCAGCTCTTCCTGTTCGACGACGCGGGCGTGGCGCAGTACGTGCTCAAGGCCTGGGTCGTCATCAAGCCACACCCGTACCTGGTGCCCGCTCTCGCCGCACAGCAGGACAACATCGCTGCGGAGTTCGACCGAGCCCTGCGGCAGGTCTTCGGGGTGATGCAGTGAGCTATGTCAAGCCCGCCGACTTCCGGGCCGCCCTGCTGACGGTCCTGAGGGCGTGGACCGTGGAGCCGCTGAAGAGCGCTGTCTTCCGCATCGGGCCCTGCCGCTCCGTGCGCCTGACAGGCACCGAGGACGCGCTGGTCATCGTGTCGTTCACGGGCCTGGAAGGCGGGGAGCGCAGTGCGGGGTCGGGCAACAACTGGTTTCACAACCCTGCGTTCGAGGTCCTGCTGGCCGTCCCCGACGACGAGGACGACCCGGAGACTACGGACACGAACCTGCTGGCCCTGCTGGACGAGTTCGGGAGCTGCATCCACGCGAACCGCAGCATCGCGAGCTGCCGGGTGGTGCACTTCGTGGCTGCCCCGGTGCTGATCCTGCCGCTGTTCGAGAACACCCAGCAGGTGTTCCGGGCGATCCCGGTCGACCTGCGATACCAGACATTGAAAGGGGGGTAACCCCCCATGGCCCTTACCGCCGTAGAGACGACCCTGATGGGCCTGTTCGACCGCTGGGCATACGAGAAGGCCGCCTGCCGGACCGCCGCCGTGGGCGGCACCGACGTGTGGACCCGCGTGGATGCCAGCGCGGACGAGACGTTTGAGAACCGGGTGAAGGGCGAGTCGTGCACGACCCTGGACACGGCCATTGAGACCATGAAGCTCGGCCAGCTCACCGACCTGCGAGCCGTGCTGGGCTACATCCAGACCTACTGCACCACCGACCTCGGACTCACCGGCCTGGACGCGTATCTGACCGCGAAGCGCTGGCGGGTGGATGCGAAGTTCGCGGCCTTGTGGGTCGAGGCGGCCAAGGCTGCCCTCAGCGTAGCCAACATCGCCGGCGACGCCGACGCGGGAGCCGCTGCCCCGGGCACATGCCTGGGCACGCTCACCCGCGGGGGAGCCATCGCCTCCGCCGCCGACATCTCCACCAGCTACAGCGCCAGCCCGATCCTGGGGCGCGTCACTGCGAAGGGCGCGACGGACTGGACGGTGACCGCGACGCTCAAGCTGCAGGACGCTACCACCAAGAGCGTGGCGCAGGTAGTCAAGGGCACGGGCGACGGCGGCGCCGTTGGCGACACATACGTGTTCGGCGCCCAGGCGCTCTCGGGCGGAGCCGCTGCGGCGCAGAATGTGATCCCGGTTGCGGCGACAGCGCAGTTCAAGGTCGCCCAGCAGGTCCTCGTGACCCAGTGGTCCGGCTCCGCGCCGGACGAGGTGTGGCTGGAGCAGGAGATCGCCACCATCGACAGCATCGCTGAGAACACGAGCATCACGGTGCTGAGCAACTTGCTCCACACCTACACCACCGACGCGTTCGTCTACCCCCTGTACCGGGGCGTGACGGCCGCGAGCGGCTCCAGCGGCGACGCCTCCGACGCCATCTCGTTCTATCCCGCCCCCGACCGGCGGCTCAAGCTGTAAGCGAAAGGACGGTGAGACGAGATGGCACAAGAACCCATCACTGGCCTCTTCCAGTGGCTCCACTGGGGCACCGCGAGCGCCAACGGCACCATGGGTGTCGTGACAGGCGGGGCGCTCCCCGTCGACCCCGACGCCCGTATCCGCACCGGCATCGGCGGCAATACCATCCGCCGGGGCGGCATCATCAAGGCCACCGGCAACGCCTCGTTCTACGTCACGTCTAGCAACCAGGCTCTCGTGGCCGCGGCTCTGCGGGCCAGCTACCCGCGCGGCGCACTTACCCCCGTGTACATCGCCGGTGGCTCCGACGACTGGGGTCTGCAATGGGACGCGGCGAAGATCACGGACTGCCGCATTGACTACTCCCAGGGCGAGGGCCTGCGGGCCACCGTAACCTGGGGCGGCATCGTGGTCGCCACCGCCGCCGGTGACGCGATGGACCCCGAAGCCAACCTCGACCTGGAGGACTACGAGGCCGTGATCACAGTGGAGGGCGTCGAATACGGCGTCACCGACCTCGGCATCAACATCAACAACAACACCCAGTTCACATCCAGCGCGAACACGAAGGTGGCCGGCGTCAAGAGGCAGGCGAACACGTACCGGTATGGCATCGAGGCGTTGACCATGGAGATGACCACCGACGAGCCGATACCGATGACCACGCTCGATTTCCTGGAAGACCTGCTGCCAAACAACATTGGCGCAGTCATGACCGCGACGAACGGGACCGACACGCTGACCGCGACGCTCATCAACCTGCAGCCGAGCAATCAGGATTTCGGACTCGTGGACGCCAACAGCGCCGCGCCGTGGAAGTACAGTTTCAACGGTGATCCGCAGGGAGGGTCGTTGACCTGGACTTGGGCGTAGACGACAGCACGCGCGACAAGCGGCGCCGACCCTCTCCACCGGGGTCGGCACCGCCACTTCTGGAGGGAAGGCACGATGCGCAAGACCCCCGCCGCAAAGGCAACCCGCCCCGACGACCCGCTCACGTTCTCCCCGCTCACCGACCTGCAGCGCATTGCCGGGGCGCCCCTGAAGGGCACGACCCGCGACGGGACCGAGGTCCTGTTCGGGCAGATTGCACTCAGCGACCTGGCAGCGTTCGAAGCCGAGGTCGGTTCAATGGACCTGATCGGCGACGCCGCCCACCGGGTGACCTCGTGGTCGTTCCTGGCCCTGCGCTCATTGCAGCATCACCGTCCGGAGACGACCCCCGCCGACGTGGACGCGCTGTTCCCGACCACCGCTCGCGGCATCGACCTGTTGGGTGAGGTGGTGTCGGCGGTGCTCCCCACGGACGAGCCGGCGGACGAGCCGGCAGAGGCAGCAACTGGCGCCTCGTCGTAGTCATGCTCGCCGACCGGTTTGGCTGGACGTTGCCGCAGATCATGGCCTTGAGCCTGATACAAGTCCACGAGCTGCTCGACGGGCTGGCGGAACTCAACTCGCAGTGAGAGGAGGCCGGGTATGGCCGACAAGCAGATGACCGTGCACGTGACCATCAGCGCGGCCGACCAGGCCTCCCCCAAGGTCCAGAAGGCCGTCGAGAGCCTGCGCGGATTGGAGGGTGCGCTGCGCCAGGCGCAGGCCAGCAGCGAGCAGTTCAAGGCCCAGTGGGACGCGACGTTCGCGGCCGCCGGCGCGGTCGGCGGCAAGATGCAAGTGGCGGGCGCGGCACTCCTCGGCCTCGGCGGCATCGCGGTCAAGACGGCATCGGACTTCGGCGAGATGTCCAGCATGGCCGGCGAGGTCTTCAAGTCACAGACCGAGGCCGTGACCTCGTGGGCAGACGCCACAGGCGAGGCACTCAACCGCAGCAGCGCCGACCTGCTGCAGTACGCGGCTGGCTTCCAGGGATTGTTCACCCCCATGGGCATTGCCCGCGGCGAGGCCGCGCAGATGTCGGAGGCGGTCGCGACACTCGCCGTGGACCTCGGGTCGTTCTGGAACAAGCAAGAGCCGGACGTCATCCGGGACCTGCAGAGCGCCTTCGCTGGCGAGACAGAGAGCATGCGCAAGTACGGCGTGTTCCTGAGCGACGCCGCGCTGGACCAAGAGCTCTTCAACCGCGGCATCAAGGGCGGGTCTACCGCGGCCACCGAGGCCGAGAAGGCCCACGCCCGTATGGCCATCATCATGCGCGCCACGAAGGACGCGCAGGGGGACGCGGCCCGCACGAGCGGCAGCCTGGAGAACCAGCTCAAGGGCCTGAAGGCGGAACTCAAGGAGAGCGCCATCGCCGCCGGGCAGGCTTTGGTCCCCGCCCTTGAGGATTTGGCGCCAGTCGCGAAGGAAGCATTGCAGGACCTCACCGCATTCCTGCAGACGCCTGCGGGCGAGGCATTCGTGCGCTGGGCGGCGGGAGCGGCTCTGGCGGCGACGGGAACGGGGGCGGTGCTGTCGAAGGTCGGCGGTCTGGCGACCGGGCTCGTGAGCATGGGGAGCCTGGGAGCGAGCGCCTGGGAGCTGCTGGCGGGAAAGAGCACGGGCGCAGCCAAGGCCGCGGAGGCGGCGGCTGGAGCCACCGCGACAGCAAGCCGCAGCACCGGCCTGCTGGCATCGGCGGTCGGCGCACTGACGTCTCCGATGGGCCTTGCGACCGCGGGCATGGCCGCACTCGGCCTCGGTATCTGGCGGTTATCGGACGCCTACCGCGAGCATGAGCGCTGGAGCCGGGACTTCCAGACGGCACTCGACGGCGTTAGTACAGATCAGGCGGTAGCCGAGCTGGAGGAGTGGCGGTCGAAGCTCGCCGAGGCGGCGAAGGCGCAGATCGCGCTGGGCAACGCGGCGACGGGTGCCGGGCGCCAACCTGTCGACCCATGGGAGTCTCCGGGCGTGGCGGCGGCATCAACCGAGCGCGCGGCCGTGGACGAAGCGCTCGCTGCACTTGAACAGAGGGAGCGCGCGGCCCGCGACCGCATGCGCCAGTCCGCCAAGGGCAGCATTGAGTACCTGCGGGCCGAGCGCGAGGCGCTGCAGGCCCACTATGACCAACTCGCCATCACGTATGAGTACCTGAACTCTCCAGGGCCGAAGCCGGGCGCGCTGAAACAGCGGATACGCGAGACGGCATCTGAGTCGGCGATCTACGAGGCCGCGCTTCAGCGCAACAAGGCGGCACTGGATGCGCTGATCGAGTCCCAGAGCAAGAGCGAGCAACTCACCAAGGCCCAGACGAAGGCCAACGAGGACGCCATCAAGGCCGCCGACGGGTACGCAGATGCACAGGACGCCGCGGCTAAGGCGACGGCCGACGTAGCCGAGGCCATCGAGGCCGCGGACAAGCGCGTCCGCGAGGCTACCCAGGCGCAGAGCGATGCCTGGCGGGACGCCGCCGAGCGCATCGTCGACGCTCAGCAGGCCGTGGCAGACGCCATCGAGGACGGCGCCGAACGCGTCCAGGACGCACAGGAACGCGTGGCCGAGGCCCGCCAGCGGGCGTCCGAGGCGGAGGTCGACGCCGCCGAGCAGATCGAGGACCTGGAGGAGAGTCTCGCCGACGCCAGGGAGCGGGCCGCAGAGGCCGCGGAGGATGTGCTCAAGACCGAGAAAGAGATCGCTGCCGACCGGGTGAAGATCGAGCAGGACGCCGCAGAGAAGATCGAGAGCACCCGGAAGTCGACGGCCGACAAGCTGAAGTCGCTGGCCGAGCGCATGGCGGAACTACAGGCAAAACTGCGCGGCGACGACAAGGGCAACACCTTCCTGATCGGCGGCCGGCTGGTGATGGTCTCCGACAAGGAAGCCGACGCCATCCGCGAGCGCCTCAAGCTGATGGAGGACATCCGCAAGGTCCAAGAGGACATCGCCAAAGCCAAGGCCGACGAGGCCGCCAAGACCGCGGAGATCCGCAAGGCGGAGGGCGAGCGCCTCGTCGAGTGGCAGCAGCGGTCTGGCGAGCGCAGGGAGCAGGCGGCGGAGCGCGCGGAGGAGGCGGGCAGCGCACTGGGCAAGGCCGAGCGGCGCACGCCGCGGCGGATTGCTCAAGCGGAGGAGCGAGTTACCGAGGCCTACAAGGCCGTGGCCGATGCCGAGGAGTCACTGGCCGACGCCCGCGAGGACGCCGCCCGCCGCATCGCCGACTCCCAGAAGGCATTGGCCAAGGCGACGGAGGCCGCGGCCAAGGCCATCAACGACGCTGAAGAGAAGCGGCTCGACGCCGAGGCGGCGAGAGCCAAGACCTTCGCGACCATCTCGGAGAAGTTGGAGCAGGTGGCCGAGCGGCTCGGCCTGGCGTGGATGAAGCTGGACGCGACCGGCCGGGCGAGCACCATCGGCGCCGGCGGGGCAGTGTCCTACGCGGCGAGCAGGCATCAGACAGCGATGTCGACTGGTCGCGGTCTGATGAGCATCAACGCCGCGACCATCTCGGAGACGTGGGAGCACGTGGCCGAGCGGCTCGGCCTGGCGTCGATGAAGCTGGACGCGACCGGCCGGGCGAGCATCACCGCGCCGGACGTGCAGCGGGCGATGGCGGCATTCAATGGCGCGAGCGCAGGGGCGCCGAGTGTGGCCGGTCTGGGCTTCGGGGCACGGGCGGCAGGCGTGCAGTCGGGGAGCATGGGCGGGACGGCAACGGTGATCATCGGCCTTGAGCCGGGTCTCGTCGCGCGGCAGTTGCAGCAGGACCCGGCGCGTGGCGTGGTGGTGCAGATCGCGCGGGCGACAGCGGCAAAATCTCCTGGGCGGAGCACATATTGACATCTATCAAGTGCCGGGGACCGTGGTAGCATGGTCCCCGGAGGTGCGATATGAGACGATGGTTTGTGGTGTCGCCGTGGGTGCGGTACCTCGTGGTGTTCGCGGTCGGGGCGGTGTTCGCGGCGGCGGTCTGGCAGCCGCAGTTTTGGGCGTATTGGCGCGCAGAGGCGGAGCAGGAGATCGAGGCGCACGAGACCTGCGTGGTGCAGCAGGTACGCGCCGGGCAGGCGGAGGCGCGGAAGGTGGCGGCGGCGCGCATCGCCGCAGACATCGAGCGGATGCCCCCGAGCGCACCATATACCAGAGAGTACCAGCCCCCGGAGGGCCTGAGCATGCCAGCCAAGACCCAAGTGACCATGGGCGAGGCCTGGAACTGCACGCTCGAGGCCCTTAATCAGGACGATGACAAGTACATCGCATCCGCGCCACTGAAGCACATGTCGGCGGGGTCTATCGGCGGGACTGTGTTGGTCAAGAACGACGGCAACATCTACCCATCACCCTCGGCCGGCGGATGGTTCCTCGACGGCGGCCGGATGTACTACCCGTTCATGGTGACCCTCATCGCCGGCGGCGTCACGCAGACGCTGTACTATGGCCTGGACATCGGGTCCGGTGTCGGCCCGCCGCCTCAGAACAACAATCCGCACCCCGACTGGGTCGCCGTCACGTCTATGGACGTGGACTTCAGCCTCTCTCTGCAGGGGTTCTATCTCAAGAGCGAACGCACCGCGACGGTCTACCCAGATCGACAGACCATGGATTGGTCGGACCTGTCCGGCGACGAGCGCTGGTACGCCGGTCCCACGACGACGGCAGACGTGACGGTGACTGGTCCGGACGGTCGCACTCTCACGTCATCCACACCGCTCTACATCCCAGAGGGCGATGAGATCGAGATAGGCAGCAGCTATGCGTTCGGAGCCACGATCACACTCAACCGGGCGCCAGTGGCCGGTGTGCCGTATGCGACCGTGCGCGACATCAAATGGGGCAGCACAGCCCTATCGACGCCGAACGTCAGCCTCTACAACCCCGGCGACAGCGACGATGATCCTGCCGGAGACGGGTGGTCGCGCACACAGACGACCACCAGCTGCTACCGCGTCTACGGTGGCGACAGCATCAGTATGGAGGGTGTGAGCATCCGCGGCGCTGAGTCTCCACAGTACCATCTGTCGCTGGGCGCGCCGCTGATCGTCGACGTCGAGCACATTGACGGCACGTGGTTTGACCACGACGGGCCTGCCGCGGCGCCGGCGGTGGAGTTCACGAGCAACGGCATCACCTGGACGTCGCCGACGGAGTACGACGCCACGAAGTTTACGGGCAACCTCTCGCTGGCGCAATACAGCGATAGCCGTCTGTATGACTACGAGTGGCAGAAGCTCACCAGCAACAACATCAGCGTGCGAGTAACGGAGGACTACCGGGACACCAACGGCGAGGACGTGGGCAACGATGTCACGGGCGGCGATGCCGAGTCGCTGAACGATCAACTCTGCGCGTTGGTGTTGTGGCCGCTGACAGCGACCGACAGAGTCTCCGACCCCTGGTGGCTGCCGGGTATCTCGCTTGAGCACCTGTCGGCCATCGACGTCAACGACACCTATGGGCAGCCGCGGAGGGCAAGCTGGTGGCTGGGAGGCGACGGCGTTACCGTCGACCCAACCGATAACGACGTCTGGTCCGTGGCATCAGGGGCAACCGCGCCGACGCTGACGCGCAACTGGCGGACGCAGTTTTGGAAGCGGATGGAGCGCCTGGGCGACTGGCTCGACGACCCGGAGGCCGAGCACAACCGAGACTGGCCGATCATGCTCAAGGCCAACCTCGACATCGGGACGACGCTCGATGACGCCGACTGGTGGACGGAGCCCATCGTGCGCGTCAGCGGCGCGGGCACAGGGAGCGTCGACGGTGACTACTCAGAGTACGGTTCCTCCGGTGGTCAGCAGCAGTACGGGACGGGACCGGTGTACGTCCGCTACAACCGCGCGCTTTCGCAGTGGGAGATCGTCGATGGCGGAGCCGTCTACTACACCTGCCCCACCCTCACCGGAACGTGGGTCGTGCAGGACGGCAGCGCGCCGGCGCCGACTGTGGTACTCGTGCAGCACGAGGAGGCGGACACCGCCTCGATGCTCTACGAGGATGTCTACAACTGGGACAACTACAGCTACCTGCTGATGACGCTGGACGCACCGCGCAACGAGACCATCCAGGTGGACGTGGACTACCGGGTGCCGCTGATCTCCGATCCCTGCTTCACGGGATTTGACTACGAGTTCGGGGACCTAGCCGACCTGTGGGGCGGGTGGTCGTACAGCTACCAGACATTCCGGCTGACGTGGGAGGTCTCCGTCACCGCCGGCAGCCATGCGTACCTACTCGACCTGATGCTGAACCAGCAGCAGCAGATGCCCTGCGGGTCCTACCGCATCCAAGTGGTCCAGAAAGTCACCATCCGCCTGCCCGAGAACGACACGGGCGCCGCGGAGGAGTGGGAGCTGGAGGGCCTGGAACTCGTCGAGGATCCCGGGGATGGCGCACGCTCCGAGCCGGACCCGCACCTGCTGTGCCGCTATAAGCCGAGTTGGAGCTGGATCGACCCAAACTACCGCGACACGAAGGAAGACGCCGAACACGCGGACGAGAATTGGTTTGGCTTCGGCGCGATCGTCGACGGCAAGCCGGCGCTGAACGTGGATTACGGCTACATCGAGCCCTTCGGCAAGACCGCCGTAGAGAGGGGACTCCTGTACATCCAGTGTCTGCAGCACAACCCGGACTATAGCGGCGACTTCTCGCGCCTCGACTATGCCAAGTCCCTGGGTCGCTGGTACAACGAACTCTCGTGGCAGGAGGGCTTCGTCCCCACGTGGCCCGCGACGGACCCACTCTATCAGGCGGAAAACGAGGACGCAGACGACGAGACGCTGGCCTCCGCCATGTACTGGTGGGACATGCGCCAGAGCAACGAGAGCGAGGACTGGGCTGACGTACGCCTGGGACTGTGCGCGGGGAACATCGAGGTCGCCGCCGGGATACCTTACAAGATCCTGTTCTACAAGTACCCACGGGGCTGCGTGCACGGCGTGGCGCGCAACGAGGCCTGCACGGAGCGCCAGCGTGACGAGACCGGAATCGTCGACCTGTACGGGCGGGAGACGGGGGGAGCATGGGCCGTCCTTGAGGCGATGGACACCGACGCCCACGGGCGGTTCCGGTCGACGCCGGTGAGGGAAAAGGACTGGGAGTATCGGGTGGGCACGGGCGGAGACACGCTGACGACCGTCAACCGCTCCTATGCGTTCGATTTCATCGACAGCGGGGCATTCAACTGGGAGGGCTACCTCGACCTGGACGAGTGCGGGGTCACATGGCTGGTGGCTGTCGGACAGGGACGCCTGCACGTGTACTGGATTGGCGCGGGAGCAGATGGCACGCGCCACGAGGTCACGCAGCCAGCGACCGCAGGGGGCCACTCCCGCCCGAGCATCGCGGTTGCCGGCGGGGCGCTCTACGTAGCGGCGACGCTGGGCAGCGATACGGTGATCTACCGATCCTTGGACAGAGGGGAGACGTGGGCTCAATTGGCTACCGACCTGGGGGACGGCATCACGCTCGGCACCATCGCATGGCGGGAGACAGGGGAGGTCCTGCTCTGCGGGGTGGACGCCGCCGATGACGTCGTGATGCGCATAGCGAGCGACGGTTACCTGACCCGCGACGACCTCACGGCGGGTGTCGACGAGATCACGATAGCCGCGAGCGCGGCGGGGAAGCGGTCCTGTGTCGTGCGCCAGTCGGACGGCAGCATCCTGGCCGCCGTGGAGGGCAGTGGTCAAGTGGACCTGTACCGCTGCCGGGACTTCGGGACGGGCTTCGCTGCCGTGTAGATCGCGCGCATCATATCGACAGAGAGCGGCCGGCCCCGAGGGGTCGGCTGTTTGGGTTCTGCTCACCATGAGTCTCATTCACCCGCAGGGGAAATTGGTCTACTACCCGCCGGAGTACGACGGGATGACCACGGTTTTCGGCCTGTCTCGCGACTGGCGACCCTCCCGTGACTGGTGGCTGCGGGGCATCGAGTGGATCGAGCCGCTGAAGGCCTTCGGGCCCGCTGGGTGGTACCGACCGGCGGCGATGGCGCTCTCGGACTGGGACGTCGTCGGCAACACGCGCTTCCGGGAGATCACGGTGGCCGGCAATCCGCCGGTGACATGGCTGCAGTTCTACGACGGCATGCCGCATCTGTGGACCGACCCGGTCGCCGACGTGTTCGGCAGTCTCCAGGCGACGGCGGCAGCTGACGACTACATGCCGCGGCTGTGCCTGTGGCTCAAGCGTCAGACCCCTCCGCCGGGACAGCAGTGGGTGCCACAGGTGACCATAGGTGTCAACGCCCTCTCCCGCACGACGCCTGGAGGGGCATGGACGGAGGGGCGGGTGGCGCTCTATCTGCCGCTCCAGGGCGACGCCGACAGCGCGACAACCAACCGCTACGATAGCGCCATGCTCTGCCACGCAACGCTCACGGAGGCGCCGCTGGACGCCTTCTGGGACGTGTTTTCCTCGGGCCGCATCCTCTCGCAGGGACCGAAGGGCCCGTCCGCCGGGAACAAGGTCATCGAGGAGGGGTGGCTGCTGGAGTACGAGGAGGTTTGGCTCGACAGCGACGGAACGCTCTGGGCGGAGGACGATGGGAGCCGGACGTTTGTAGCCAGCCACATCCTGGTCAGGCACATCGGCGACTCGATGGGCGACTGGTGGGTCTACACCAGCGACCGCCTGCGCCTGACGACCGGCGACGCCGCCAACGACAAGCCCGCCGTGAGCATCAACGTGGCCGGCGCCATCCAGACGCTCAACTGCACGTGGATCAACTATGGTGGCGTCGACGGGACAGCTATCCCCAACCGCGGCCAAGTGCTCGGGCACGCCGACCAGGAGACGTCTGCGACGTGGGCCAGCCTGCACTCGCAGGCCACGGGCTGGCTGGTCTCGACCACGGGCTACACGGGCTACGGCGCTACGACCTACGCACCGCAGGTGACCACGCAGCGTCAGTGGCTCTACGCCTACTCCGGCACAGAGCCGTGGAACATCCGGCCGATCATCTGGGACGCGACGGAGGACCACGCGGCGACGGTAGTAGCCCAGGGCGGGGCCAGCGAGGACACCACGGGACACAGCGACCTGAAGCGCATCACGTACACGCTCAACGACCGCTGGAAGGGCGCGCAGGGGTCGGCTGAGTTCTACGGCAGCGACACCGAGCGACACACGACCTGGAGGGAGAACGGGCTCCTGGAGGTCTACCTGGGCTGGCAGACCGGGGCGGGCACGGACCTCGAAGAGCAGCTGATCGCGACCGCCTACATCAGCCCTGAGGGCATCAAACGCCAGGCGGACGCCGGAGAGACCGAGGGGCCATACCGGCTCACCGTGGACTTCGGTGATTTCGGCGCGACCCGGGCGCAGGCGAAGGCCATCATCGACATGCGCCAGGCCGGGGGCCGCACCGTCTCCGACTGGGCCTACGCGATAGCCAACCGCATGGGGCTGCCGGCGGCGATGGTATCGGTTGACGCGGCGGTGGCATCGCAGGTGATCCCCGTCCACGAGATCCCCAGCACCGCCAACCTGGAGGCCCGCGATGGCGATAGCTGGATCGGCCACATCCAGGCCGTCGAGAACGCCGCCGACATCCGCGTTGGATGGCGCAATGACGGCGTGATGTTCGTCGACGCGGGGAGCCCGGACTACGAGCCCGGCGTCTCCACAATCGCGTTCACGCTCGACGAGACCAGCGTGACGCCCGAGGACATCATCTATACCGCGGAGGCGACGGGCCTGGGAGCCGAGTTCCGCAACGTCCTCAAGGGCGTCTACGGGCGCGACGACCAGCGGCAGGAGTATTACTGGGTCGAGCCCGAGGCGGACCGTCTGGCGGGCATCGGCGACGACTGGCCGGTGGTCATCACCGACGACGACGCGCGGTATGCGGGAGACATTGGGGCCCGCTTCAACCGCGAGCACTACGACCTCCAGGGTGGCATCCGGTGGGACGGGCCCTGCCGGCCGGGCCTGCTGCCGGACATGTTCGTCCGCATCGACGCGGTCTCCGGGGTCGGCGTGGAGGTCGACAGTATCTATCGCATCACGTCCCACCAGCTCACAATGGACGTCGAGGGCTTCGACGCCACCAGCTCGATCACCGCAGTTCTCGTGTACCCGATTGACACCGGGTGCTCAGCATAGCCGCAAACGGAGGGTAGTCATGCCGCGCAAAGTCGCGCACCATCCCGCCGGAGGGCGGGCCATCGTCGTCAAGCAGCCGCAGAGCGATACCGTCATCACGCCGGGCTTGTGGGTCGAGGGAGACACAGTGCTGATCCTGTCGGGCTGCATGTGGCGCTCCTGCGGTGGCGGGCAGCGGCCTGTTGCACTCGCGCGGGCGTGGGCCCGCAGGGGACTGCGGGTGCTCTACTGCAACCCCTGCGAGAGCGGGGCGCAGTGGGCCGGCGGGCCACTGGTGGTCAACCCCGAGAGCCTGCGGCGGCTGGAGCCCCTGTTGTTCGCTGACCGGCCTGGCCTGGTGTACTGCGGCTTGCAGGCCTACTGGGAGATCGCGAAGCGCTACCAGGGCCACGGGTGGCACGTGGCATACGACATCATGGACGATTGGCGGGCGTTCGCGCGGCACGGCGAGGCCAACTACTTCCGCGAGGAGGTGGAGCGCGAACTCCTCGACCAGGCCGACATTCTGACCTGCAGCGCTCCTGCCCTGCAGGCCTACCCGCACAATGGTCGGGTACCAGAGCTGATCTACAACGCCGGGCCCAGTGAGCCGGTGCGGACCTGCGCGCGACCGAATGACCTGGTGGTGGGGGAACAGGGCACGGCTCTGTACCTCGGGTACCTGGTGGGCGACTGGTTCGACTGGGAGCTGTTGGGGCGGACAGCGCGAGCGCTGCCCAACGTCGCCTTCAACCTCGTTGGAGACAACAAGGGCCGATGGCTCAAGCTCCCCAACGTGCACTTCCTGGGCGAGCGGCCATACCCCACGGCCATGACCTACACTGCCCACTGCGATGTGGGGCTGATCCCCTTCCGGCACGCGAGACTGTGTGCCGCCGTGGACCCCATCAAGCTTTATGACTACATCGCCGGCGGCTGCCGGGTGGTGGCCAGCGGGGTCATGACCGCGCTTGCGGGCCGCGAGTGGTGCACGCTGGCGCCGAAGGGCGCCCGGACATTGGCGCCGCAGGTAGAGGAGGCCATCGCCGCCGGACGCATCAAGCGCCCAGCGGCCCGCAAGTGGCTGCGCAGCAACTCGTGGCACGCGCGGGCCGGCCAGTTCTGCGACCTGTGGGATACCTATCGCGAGGTGATGGACAGATGACGCTGCAGCAGGCGCAGGACTACGTGGAGCGGATGGCGCCGAACCCGTACTATCGGGACCACTACCGGGGCTATGAAGCTGACTATCTGCAGGGCGTGATCGACCTACTGCTGCCGCTGGGCAGTGGCAAGCGCGTGCTGGAGGTCGGGCCGGGGTGGGGGACGCTGGCGGTCTGGATGACCGACAGAGCGCACCAGGTGACGGTCCTGGACTATCTGCCGGTGGGCACATTCATCACGGAGGCCCTGCTGCGCCGCACGGGCATCAGGTACGTGCAGGGGGCCATTGACGAGTATGCCCTGCCGGATGGCATCAGCGGGCAGTTCGACATCGTCGTGATGACCCAGGTGATCCCCCATCTCAAGTGGAGGCCAGACGCGGCCCTGCGCCACGTCAACCATGTGCTGGCTACCAGCGGTCGGCTGATCACCAGCGCTCTGGACTCGCGGTGCTACCCGCACGTGACGCCTGCTTTCGAGCGCTGGCAGGATGTGCCGCGCTACGAGCCATGGATCACGCCCGTCCCTGACGTCGAGGTCTGTATGTACACGCAGGAGACCTTCCGCGAGTTACTTGAGACTGAGTACGGGATAGTGCGCATCACCCAGCGGCCGGGCAGCACCACGATGCTCGCAGAGTGCCGACAGCCGAGGAGCCTTGACTGATGACGAAGCGAGAGCTGCGCGCCGAGCGTGACGAACTGAGAGAGACCGTCGAGCAACTTCGGCAGGAGAACGCCGCTCTCCGCGAGCGGAACTCCATCCTGGAGCAGATGGTACGGGCGACACTCGGTCCGGAACCCGTGCTGGTGCCGTCAATCTGGACCACCGACCCGGCGGACGGATGGCCGTCTAACATCACGGTTACGTCAGGCGTGCATACGATGGCAGGAGGCGGTGGCGACTGATGGTACGAGCAAAGGCGCTGGACGCCGTGGCCATTGTCGGGAGTGCGCTGCCGGTGGTGGCCTACTACGCTGCTCCACACGGGTATTGGTGGCACGTGTTGGCGTGCGTGGTGGCGGGGTCCTGCTACTACCTGTTCTGGCGCTATGGGGCGAGGCACTGATGGATACCGGTAACCTGATCGAGTGGGCACCAGACCAGATCGAGGCCGCGGGCATCCCGCCAGGCCGCGAGGAGAACTGGGCCCTGCAGCGGGAGTACCAGGCGGAGTGGATGACGCAGGCGCTGCTGGCTCTGCGCGAGCACCGCGAGGCCACGGTCGCAGCCATGGAGCAACCGCGCCGCTACCGCGTGCTCGACCTGGGTACCGGCTATGGCACAATGGCGGTAGCGGCGGCGGCGCTCGGGGCGGAGGTCGTGGCGATGGATTGGCACACCCCGCTACCAACAATGCAGGACAAGTCGGTGCTCTGGCTGCGCCGCAACATCGAGGCACCTGAGCCGCTCGGCGGGCCCTATGACGCGGTCATCATGCTGGAGGTCCTGGAGCACCTCAACTACCATCCACTGCCGCTCCTCCGGCGTATCCGTGACGCGCTCCGCCAGGGCGGGCTGTTCTACGGCAGCACACCGGACCCGGAGGTGTGGGTGGAGGACCTGCCGCAGATGGCGCTCGCGGACATGCCGGAGTGGAACGCATCGGCCATGCCGGTTGACCGGCACATCCGGCTCTACGACCAGCGGGAGGTCACGTGGCTGCTGGGCCTGGCAAAGCTCCACAGCATGCAGGTCACGCGGGACGGGGCGCCCCGCTACCATTGGAGGGCAACGAGATGAGATACCTCGTCATCGGCGCGGGAGGGGCGGGCCGCATCCACGTCGAGCAACTGACCAAGCGCGGCTACGACGTCCAGGTCTACGACACCGACGCAGCCAAGGCCCAGGCGCTCGCGAGCCAGTACGGCTGCCACGCCATCCCCACGCGGTGCATGATCGACCCGGTCACATACGACGTGGCGGTGGTGGCGGTGGTGCCATCGGAGCACTACCCCGTCGCGTTAGAGCAGGTGCGGATGGGGAAGCAGGTGGTGGTCGAGAAACCCTTGTGCGTGCTGCCGGAGCACGCGGAGGCGCTGGCCGCAGAGCCAGGTGTGTTCGTCGCCGAGTCCCAGGCGTACGGGAACGGGTTCGCGGACCTGCGCCAACGGCTGGACTACGTCTGCGGCTCACCGGCCATCTGGCGCGCGTGCTACATGACGCCCTACAGGCCGCAGGCGTGGAGCTACGAGCTGGGCATCGGAGGCGGCGCTTTCTGCGAGGGCGGCATCCACATGCTCACCTGCGCGCGGGCGCTGTTTGGCCAGGCCGCGAAGTGGCAGGCGAGCGTGCGCTCCTTCACCGGCGGCACGGGACCGGACTCGGGCACGCTGCTGGTGGACTACGAGGGAGGCCATCAGCTCTGCCTGCAGCTCGGGTGGGGGACAGCGGACTGCTTCGCGGGCGGCTCATTGCTGCCCAACTCGGTCGGGTTCTTCGGCCCGCGGGCGGTATACCCGTGGGCGCCTGCCGACGACCACTCTGCCATGTGGGACCACCTGGTGCGGTGCCTGCATGGGGATGCCGAGCCGGTGGCGACGGCACAGCAGGCGGCTGGCGCGGTGCGCGATCTGTGGATGTGCTATGCCGCGGCGGGGGTGATGTGAGGTGCGTACAGCCGTTGTCACGCTAACCACGGGACCCGTGTTTGAGGCCATGGCGGAGGTCTCCCACCCGACGCTGAAAGCCTACGCCGAGCGCATCGGCGCGGAGTTCGTCGTGCTGAGCGACGAGGACGCGGCGCGCCACAGCACGCCGCATTGGGCGAAGCTCAGGCTTGGTGACCTGCTCAACCGCTACGACCGGATAGTGTACCTGGACACCGACATCCTCGTGCGCAAGGACTGCCCGGACCTGACTGAGATAGTACCCTTCGGCGAACTGGGCGCGTTCGACGAATGCCCGTACACGGAGGGGCGCGCGGAGGCACTTGCGCAGACCTGCAGCGAATACGGCGTGGCAGCCGAGTGGGACGGCATGTACTTCAACAGCGGCGTTCTCGTGATGAGCCCGCTGCAGAAGCGCCTGTTTACGCGGCCGGACCACGAGAACAGCAGCTTCTACGAGCAGAGCTACCTGAACGCCATGCGCCTGCAGCACGGGATCACGCTCTGCCCGCTGGACCACAAGCTCAACCGCATGTCGTGCATGGACGCCGCGACCGGCGAGGCAAGGCACGACGCATGGATACTGCACTACGCCGGGCACCCGGCGCCCGAGGCCGTGCCCGACATCATGCGCCAGGACCTGCAGGTCTGGGCCGACAACGCGCCAGAGCACAAGTACCAGCGCAGAATCTGGGTAGACGTGCAGGGCGGGCTTGGCGACCAGGTGAGTGCCGAGCCCGCCATCCGGTTCCTCTCGGAGCGCGTCTATCCGGACGACGACATTGTGGTGACCGCCCATTGGCCGAGAATCTTCCGGCACCTGGAGCGGCCGGGCCTGCGCGTGGGCGTGCACGGAGCTGTGCCGACCACCTGGGACGCCGCTCCCTGGCACGCGATCACGCTACCAGGGCCGGAGACGCCCGCATGGCGCCACGTCTCTAACATGATGTGCCACACCGTCGACTATGTCAGCATGGCGCTCCTGCAGCGCACGCTGCCAATGGCTGACCGGTCAATCAGATTGAGCGTCGGGCTGGAGGACATCGGCGAGGTAATCGACGTAGTCGGTATCCGCTCACTCACGGAGCTGACCCTCGTGCATCCTGGCAAGCACTGGGAGTCGAAGACCTTCCCAGCAGACTGGTGGCAGTCAGTCATCGACGGGCTGCAGGAGGCAGGCGAGACTGTCTGCCTGATCGGCGCAGAGAGCGAGGACGGGAAGCGCGGGACGGTCGCCGTGGAGGTCCGCGATGGCATGATCGACACGCGCAACCGGCTCAGCATCGGTGGCCTGTTCGCCCTCATTGGCGCGTCATGGTGCCTCGTGAGCAATGACAGCGCGCCCGTGCACATCGCCGGTGCAGGAGACGGGTGGATCATCGCGGTCCCGACGTGCAAGCACGAGGACCACATCATGCCCTACCGGTTTGGCAGCACGTGGCACAAGGCCATTGCCCTGCGGAAGGACCTGATGCTTGACGACTGCGACAACCACCCGACCGTGCAGGGCTCCACGAGTGTCGAGTTTCTGCCGAGGTCGTGGGACGCCTACTTGCCAGACCCGAGCACCGTTGTGGACGCCGTGAAGGAGGCGAAGGCGCATGACCGAAGAGCTGAAAGCGCAACTGGAGGGCCACTTCCTGCGGGTGAACCTGTGTCAGCGAGCTGAGTTCGAAGACTACAGCTTGGGCTTCGTGACCGGCTGGTGCAAGGGCGCCTGGCCCGAGGGCCTGCTCCTCGTTGACGGCGCCGACGTGGTGAAGGGCGGCGGCCCGTTCTTCGTCCCGTGGAGCAACATCGCGGCGATCCAGATCGACGCGACAGCCAACGCACACGACCGGCAGCGCGAGGCAGAGGCCAAGTTTGTGGCCGCGCGATAGTGAGCAAGCACCCATCCCACGCGTAGGAGCGAGCAACGATGCCGGTAACTGCAAACGTCGCCTACGTGTGGGGATTAGGTGCATCCGGTCAGCTCGGCGATAATAGCACTACCAGCAAGAGCAGTCCCGTCAGCGTCGCCGGTGGCCGGTCGTTCGTCGCGATAAGTTGCGGCGCTAGCCATGCAGCCGCGATCCAGGGTTCCGATGGTTGCGCGTACTGCTGGGGCTACAACAGCGGCGGCAGACTTGGCGATAATAGCACAACCAACAGAAGCAGTCCCGTCAGCGTCGCCGGCGGTCGGTCGTTCGTCGCTATCGCCTGCGGACAGTACTCGACATTCGCCATCCAGGGATCGGACGGCGTCGCCTACT